TTTGCTAAGTGGTTTGCGCCTTGCGAGAGCATTAGCTCTTGCGGGCGCTTTTTGCTTATGCGTTATGCTGAGCCAATTGCAGCAATTGCTTTGCCTGCTGAAGTGCCTGCTTTCTTCACCGATCTTAAACCGGCTAATTGGGGAATTTATAACAAGCATCCTGTTGCGCTTGACTATGGCAAACATTTGATGCTAGAAAGAGGAATGACAGGGCGGCTTAGGCGTGCTCATTGGACTTAGGAACCGGGCATGTTTTGGAAAGTAGCTTTACGCGGTAAGACTCTGCTTGGCGATGTTGAGTTGCGCAAGTGCTGTGAAGCTGACACTATGGACGAAGCTATAGCGCTTGTAGAAAGCGAAGTTTTGTTTACACCTTACAGCCGCGTTGCTCAAGTTTTCAGCGATCTTGAAGCGCGCTACCCTGAAGCGGCTGAAGAGATATTCTTAGAAAGTGGTAGCTTTCACGCTAACTTTAAGGAACCGGGCAAATGATTACACATAAACTTAAAGTGCATCCTCAATTTTGGATGCCTTTAGTTGAAGGCAAAAAATTGTTTGAGCTTCGTCGCAATGATCGCAATTTTAAGGTTGCTGATTATGTTGATTTGCGGCGCTATGATCCTAGCAGTATAGGTTTTACTGGTGAAGGATTGAGTAGACAAATCACTTACGTTTTGCATCCTGAAGATTGCCCAGGATTAGAGCCGGGTTACGTTATTTTAGGTTTGAGTAATGACTGAGATTGCATATATCATAGTTGACGAGTGGCATTTAGTTGAAGAAGCTTTTAACAAAGCTAGGGCGGCTTTTGGTCAAGGCTTGATAAGTAATGAACAGCTTAAGCTAGAATTAGCTAAGCTTGGCGTTGCTCTTGAAGGTACTATGCCTGATATGTTTGAGGCTATTGACAAAAGCTTGTATAAGCTGAATGCTTGTGAGATTGATAACAGGTTAGAGCTTGCTGTTAATCGGCTTGGCGTTGAAATGAAAAAAGCCAAGCTTGAGGTTATCGGCGGCTATGACTATCGCAAGCATGAGAAGAGAGGTAAACGCAATGACCTTAGACGAAGCGCTAGAATACGTCGCTGACGGCGGCAAAGTTACGTCAGCTAGCTTGTCTAACGGTGCTGTGTTGAAGCAAGTTGATGGCAAGCTTAGGGTTGTCTTTGAGCTTACTGGCGATAGTTACGATTTTCAGAACCACGAAAAAGACCAGCTTGCTACTTGGTATAAGGTGGAGGGATGGGGTAGCTATGAAGTTTAAGACGCAACCAGCTAGCGAGCGATACGAAGCTGCTAGGCTAGAGTTTGTTCTAGTCTTGCAGAAGTACGGCGATGATTTGCGCCCTGACGAACAGCTTGCTATCGCGGCTTATTTTGTTGGGCAACTTATGGCTGTGCAAGATGCTACCGTTTTCACGGCTGAAACTGCCTTTGAGCTTGTTATGCGTAACATCGAAATGGGCAATGCCGAAGCCGTCAACTCTATTTTGAGTAAGCGCAATGGATGAAGACATTATCGAAGCGTTAGAAAGTAGCGCTCCTGTTCGCAAAAATCGTGGCCGAATGGGCGATCCTTCAACTGGCGATAAAGCTGACACAATCCTTTGGAGCGAGTCGCTTTTGCGTTTCTTCAATGAGCTTGACGATAATATAACGGTGCGTGAAATTCGCACGGCTCTTGAGGATTACAGCTAATGGAACCTGACGCTTACGATGTTTCAGAGCATAACCTTGAATATGAAAGCAAGGTTGCTTTGCGGTCAATCGCTATTAGTCTCAAGCGCATTGCTGATATGATGCAAGGTGACGAGCAAAATTGCGGCGTGCTTTACTACCTTTCGGGTATCGAGCAAAACGGGCGCAATCGTGGCTGATGGTTGGCCCATCTTTGCCGAGTGGGAGGCTAGGAAGGCTTTGCCCCATTATGGCGGCAACAATATTCCTGAAGCCTATCTTGACGCTTTCAATGCTCGCACGTTTGCTATATTAGGCAAATCCAATGGTTCGCCACCACAGCCGGAAAGCGAACCTGATGTGCCTAGCGATGTGGCGCGCTTCTTAAAGGATATGTGATGGCTAGACTTAGACCAAAGGCGCTGAGCTTCCCTGTTGCTGTTGTGTGGCCTGAGTTTCAGCCTCATAACGCCGTTTTCGCTTATTCGGAGCTAGGGGTGGTAATCGCTGAGTTTAAGTTAGCTTTACGATCCATGTGGCCTAATCCGTTAAACTCTAAGCGAATTTCTACGTTTCGCTTTAACTATCTACCGCTAGGCAAATCAGCTTTTGATATGGCTTTTTGTGCCGAGCATGGAGTTTACCCCTAATGCCCGATCCTTGGAGCTACGCTAAGGCGAGCGAACACAGCCACCAAGCAAGCCTGTTCATGTGGGCTAACATGGCTCAACGCTTTGGCTTGTATATCGCAAACGATCCGCACAGCTATACTCAAGTCGGGTTTGCGCAAACTCAATTCGATAATCGCGGCAAGCTTGGCTATTTGTTGCCTAGCGAGCCGGTGACGCAACTTAAGTGGCTTCACGCAATCCATAACCAGGGCCACGGCGATGCTATACGCGGTGCTAAGGCTAAGGCGGAAGGCGTCAAAGCTGGCGTTTACGATTGCTTTTTGCCGGTGCCTAAGCCAAAACCTACAGCTTGGACAACTCCTAACAATGGTTTGCCTTATTGCGGTTTTTACCTTGAGCTTAAGATTGGCAAAGGCAAGACAAGCGAGAAGCAAGACGAATTTGCTGCTGATATGCGGCAAGCTGGTTATGCGACTGGCGTGGCTTGGGGTTGGCTTGAAGCTCGCAATTTAGTTCTTGACTATCTTGGCTTGCCAGCTTATCCAATGGCTACAAGCTAACGAAAGGTAATCAACATGACTCTTACTCCTACCAAGTCGCTCCCGCTCTGGAAGCCGGTCCTTTGGGTTGCACTGGCTGCACCTTTTTGGGCCGGTCTTTACGCGGTGGCGTTCTAATGGCCGCTAAGCTTTGTCGCGCTTGCGATGGTCGCGGTTTTCATTGGAAGGAAAGCCAGATTGTTAGCCGTGTTGATGGCAGCATTATTGCTGATATGAAGAAGCAGGGCGAAACTTGCAGCGAATGTAGAGGCGATGGCAAGAGCCGTGAAATTAGCGGCTTGGCTTGGGCTTTTATAATCGGCCTGTTTGTTTTCTTGTTTATTCTTTACAATATCCCGGCTGTTCCGGTGTAGCTAGAAGGAAGTTTTAGTTATGGGTGAATATATCAATAGCGGTAAGCAGGTGCTTTTCCGCAATTATGAAGAAGGCGGCGCAGCACCGCTAATTCACATTGCCGATGCTGTTGACAACGAAAAGGCTCACTTCCTGGCGACTATGGCCAACTGCCCCAAGGGCGAAGACGGCTCTTTTCTGCCTGCTTTCGATTACGTTGACGAAGCGCACGTTACGCTTAGCAATGAATTTCACGGCAATCTTGTTAGCCGCCGCTACTTCTCGCACGCTCTTAACGATGCGATTGACGCTATTAACCGGCTCGACAAGGTTAAGAAGTCGCTGTTTTATGGACGCGACAATAACATTAAACCCACAGAAGGCACGCAAGGTTGCGGCGATTTGCCGGGTCTTATTGCGGGTCTTCCAGGGATTGACGGCAACCCTACGCTTGAAGAGGCATCAAACCTCATTCACGGCGTTATTGGCGTTGTGACTGAAGGCGGCGAATTGCTTGAACTCTTGCGCGATACGATCAACGGCAAGCCGCTCGACAAGACCAACTTGCAAGAGGAAGTCGGGGACGCAAAGTGGTATATGGCCATTTTGGCGCGCGTCGGTGGTTTCTTGTGGGGTTCCGACGAACGGCTTAACATTGCCAAGCTTCGCAAAAGGTTTGTGGATAAGTTTGCAGCTTATGACGCAAACAATCGCGATCTTACTGCCGAGAGAGCAATTCTTGAGGGTGACGCAGCCAACCAACTCGCTTTGCCTATTCATGAACGGGCTGAGCCTATGGACGGTGAAAAGCAAGTGCCTGTCCCTGGCGTATATGAAGACGATGTTGCGCTTAGTCGGTATGAGGCTGGCGGCGGTTACGTCCCTCAATTCAAAAATACCAACTCCATTTAACTTTTTGCCACTTTAGAGCTTGACCGATTACGCGACGGCTCTAAAGTGGCTTTTGTCAAACGACGAACCGGGCAAGTCCCATTTTTAGAGGAATGATTACCATGGCTGGCAAGACCAACACCGCCGCTGCTGCTACCGCTGCTGCTCGCACCGCTGTTACGGCGCGTGGCATTGAACTGCTTGCGCTGATCGCAGCTAGCACCGAACCGTCTGAAGGCGTGCTGATGCTTACGCAGGAAGAAGGCAGCGAAGCCCTGGCCGCTGGTTATATCGACGTTGATACGTCCAAGGTTGAAGGCAACACCGCTGCTGTTTCGCTTACTGAAGCGGGTAAGGCTGCTTTGACTTCGGGCGAAGCTACTGCAAGCGGCGCGGCTGCTGCTAGCGGCTTTGAGATTGACACCGATGTTGCTCTGCCGGGTGCTGCTACCCGTCGCGGACGTTCGGGCGGCTATCCTTTCGATGCTCTGCCGGTCAATGGCTCTTTCCACGTCGCGGTTAACGACAAGGACGACACGCTTGACGATTTGCTTACGCGAATGTCTTCGTCTGTTTCTGGCGCGCGTGCCCGTTATGCTGAGCCGACTGGCGAAACTGAGACTGTTAAGGTTAAGGTTTATCGCAAGGGCGAAGGCGGCAAGGGCTTCGCCAAGGATGAAAACGGCAAGCGCATTGTCGAGAGCGAAACTCAGGAAGAGCGGCCCAAGATGCGGACTGTTCGTGACTTCGTGGCTCGCAAGGTTGACGCCAGCGATAAGAAGGGCGAAGGCGTCCGCGTGTGGCGTACCGCCTAACGGCATAGTTGCCAGGGACTAGCCCTAGCGCCTCAGAAAGCCCCGCCAGCGTCCGCGCTGTGCGGGGCTTTCCTTTGCCGACCGATCGGAGTACGCAGGAAGCCGAAAACGTGCTGAGCGAGCCGCGCTGAGCCAAAACCGGGCATGTGAGGGCGCTATCTATGACCGCTTCCAACTATAAGCCGTCTCTTGGTCTAACTTTAGCCTACGAAGGCGGCTACGTTAATCACCCTAAAGACCCTGGCGGGCCTACTAATAACGGCATCACTCAGGCTGTTTATGATGCTTATCGCAAGGTTCGCGGTTTGCCTTTGCAGAGCGTTAAGCTAATTTTGTCTGACGAAGTTGCCGATATTTATAATAAGCAGTATTGGAAGCTTATTCGTGGCGACAGCTTGCCAGCAGGGCTAGACTATGCTGTTTTTGACTTTGCTGTTAATTCCGGCGTTTCTCGCGCTACTCGTTACTTGCAACGCTTGGTTGGCGTTAATGATGATGGGGTTATAGGCAATGCAACCTTGGCTTCCGTTTATGATGCAGCTAAAGCTGACGAAGAAAAGTTAATTGCGACATATTGCGCTAATAGGCTTGCTTTCCTGAGATCGCTTTCCACCTTCCCCACATTTGGTAAAGGCTGGACTAGACGAGTTGTAGGATCGCAAGCCGGTTTCCAGCTTACAGACAGCGGCGTTATTGATTACGCTATAAGCATGGCTCAAGCCGATGTTACGTTTACTATGCCTAGCTCTATAGGTAGTAAGCAAGATGAAATTCCGGCTAAGGCTTATGCTCCTGACGAAGCTAAGAACATTTATCCTGAAGCAACTCCAACAGAACTAGCAGCGGTTATTTTAGCTAATGACTCGCTAGCTCTTAAAATTGCTCTTAGCCAGATTGATTGAACCATGCCACCTGAAGCAATAGGCGAATTGTTGAAGCTGGGATTACCCGGAATAGTAATCATGGCTTTAGCCTTTTGGGGCTGGTCTAAGGATAAAAAGTTAGACGAAGTAAATGAAAAAAGAATAGCTGAGTCGAGAGAAACAGTTAAAGCAATTGAACAAAACACAAACACTCTTGAGTCACTTAGCGATGTTTTAAAAGATCGCAGGGGCGGGGCATGATAAGGAAACTTAAAACCATGCTTGGATTTACTAAGCCCGCTGCTGATCGCTCGATTGATCCTGTGTCAGCGCAAGTTTTGATTGCTGTGCAGCGTAATGAGCAAGCTAGCCAACGCACCCGCGATCTACTAAAAGACATGCTAGACGAAAATGACCGCGTTAAGGGTGGCAACAATGCGTAAGCTGGTTAAATCTAAAGTTTTCTCTTGGGCTTGGCTTATAGCCGGTTTGTTTAGCATCGTTGCTTATTTTGTTCCTAGAGTATTGCTCACTTCTGTTCTAAACGGAATGTTTCTAGGGGTGTTCGTGGCGGTTGCTATAGTTTACATGCCTTTGGTTTGGTATAGCGTTCGCAAAGGGAGCTTTGATAGAGTTTCCCAACTCTCAGTAGGCATAGCTCTATTGTGGGTTTCTGTAGCAGGACAACGTATTTATTGGTTAATTTGGCAAGCTAACGGTTTGCCTCAATCTTGGCAGTTTAATCAATTGCTATCCGGTTTGATTTTGCTTTCTATTATCGGCGGTGGTTTGTTCGTAACAGCCCCAGGCTATCCGCCCGATGGCGTTAGCGATCCAATTGGCGTTTGGGGTGCTAACCGTCGATTGCTTTTGTGGTTAGGTGCTTTGGGCGGTTTAATCACTTTTGCAGCTTCTTTGTGCAGCGGCTACACATTTTGAAAGGGTTTGATATGCGTTTTATTGCTATGATTTGTGCGACAAGTTTGCTTGTCGCTTGCTCTTCCGGTGCTAATGTTTCGGTTGAGCCTTCAAGCACTCCTACGGTTGAAGCGTCTTCCGTTGTCATTGATGATAAGGCGATGTATGCCGCCGAAGCTCTATACAATGTAGTTGCTCAAGCGTATGTTGTAGCCGATGCAAACAAGCAACTTAACTCAGAAACTAAGGCGAAAATTAAGCCTTATATGATAGAAGCGTACTCCGCTCTTAAAGCAGCGAGAGAGGCTAAGCGCATTGGCGATATTGAGGTTTTTACTCAGCAGAGCGCACGATTGCAAGATTATCTGGGTTATGCTAAAATGCTGCTGCCTAAACACAAAGGAACTTGAGCCTTGAATACTTCAAGTGTGATACCGGCCTTGGAGAAGGCTTTGGAAGCTGTGCAAGCCCTGGCACCTGTTTCTAAGGCGCTCGGCGGTCCTGATTTGGCGGCGGTAGCGAGCCTGACGACTTCCATAGTTGCAGTTGGTGCTAATATCGCCAAGCGAGTGGAAGAAGGCAAGATTGTTGCGAGCGTTCGCGATCTTGCCGTTATCAACGCGATAAACACAGAGCTTGCTTTTGTGAACGACGAGCTTGCAAAGCATATCGCAGCCAGTTAAACGAAAGTTCCCTTTAAGGGATGCTGAAACCCTCGCTAGCAATGGCGAGGGTTTTTGCTATCTTGCGCCAGCCCTCTCTCTCGACTAGCTTAGCCCTTATGTCATGGTCAAACCCTTCCCCTGTTACCCTGTTCGATGGGGAAGACGAAGAAGAGCTTATTGAGCGCTTCGTGCAATTGTCTGTGTCTTATCCTGAATACACTTGCTTAGATATTGCAGCCGAAGTCTTTAGGCTTCTGCCTGACTCTTCTTTGCGTGCGGGTCAAGCTGGTTTGGTTTGGGGTAATAGACTTGATATTAAAGAGCGCATTCGCAAAGCTAAACTTGGCGGTTCCGTAAAGAATGAGGAATATACTAAGGAAGACTGGCTTGCTGAGATTCTAGCAACTTCGCGCGATCCTCTTTTGCCTGCTAACGCTAAGAAGGTGAAGCTAGACGGTTTGCGTGATTATGGCGATGGTATGGGTTGGCGTTTAAAACCGGCAGAAGGTGGCAGGGACGATAAGGGTATTATGTTCCCTGTTATAAACTATATTAAGCGCGAAGCCAATGCTGCGTAATAGCGATCCTAACGATCCTGAGCAATGTTTAGATATTGAGCTAACAGAACCTCAGTTTGAGCTAGTAACTACCGACAAGCAATTTCCCGCCATGGTTGCGGGTTTTGGTGCTGGTAAGACCAATGCTCTTATGAAGCGCGCTCTTGATCTTAAATTCAAATATACAACCTGCAATATTGCTTACTATTTGCCGACTTACGATCTTGTAAGAACTATCGCTTTTCCTCGCTTTCAAGAGGAGTTAGCGGCTATAGGCATGATCGAAAAGCAGCACTATAGCTTAGTGCAAAGCCTGACGCCAATGATTAAGATTTATGGCGGCGGGCAAATCATATTCCGAACTATGGACAATCCAGGCCGCATTGTGGGTTATGAGGTTGCAGATAGTTTTATTGACGAGTTGGATACCCTTAAGGAAGAAGACGCTAAAAACGCTTGGCAAAAAATACTTGCTCGCAATCGGCAAAAGAAGCCTGACGGTTCTAAGAATACAATTGCTGTTGGAACTACACCCGAAGGTTTCAAATTTGTTTATCAGCGCTGGAAGAAAGCGCCGCCTAGCGATGAATATCATCTGATTAAGGCAAGTACCCACAGCAACGCGCATAATTTGCCTGAAGACTATATTGCAAATCTTGAAGCTGATTACCCTAGCAATTTGATTGCAGCTTACCTTGAGGGTGAGTTTATCAACTTGACCAGCGGCGCTGTATATCCTGCTTTTGACCGAACGCTTAACGGCTCTAATGAGATAATTAAGCCCGGTGAGCATTTGCACATCGGCATGGATTTTAACGTAGGCAAAATGTCTGCTATTGTCTTTGTTCAACGCGGTGGCGATCCTCACGCTGTAGACGAGTTGGTAGGCATATTAGATACCCCAGCTATGATTTTAGCTATAAAGCGTAAATATCCAACTCACGCTATTTATATTTATCCTGACGCAACAGGTAATAATCGCAAGTCTAACAATGCTAGTGTGTCGGATATTGCATTGCTTAGACAGGCTGGGTTTAACGTTTATAACAACGCTAGCAATCCAGCGGTTAAAGACCGCGTGCTAGCTATGAACGTTATGATTGAAGCGGGCGGCAGGCGTCGGCTCAAGGTCAATGCTGATATGTGCCCCAGCTTCGTGGAAGGGCTTGAAAAGCAGGCGTATGACAAGAACGGCGAACCGGACAAGACAAGCGGTTTCGATCATGGTAACGACGCAGGTGGTTACTTTATTTCCTTCCGCTTCCCGGTAGTTAGCGGGCGCGTGCTGAAAACTAAAATAGGTGGTGTTTAATGGCTATCGGAACCGGCGTTAAAAGCACTCATGCTGAATATGACAAGCGGCTAGCTAAGTGGAAGCGAGCGCGCGACGTTATTGCTGGTCAAGATGCTGTTCACGCTGCTGGCACAACTTATCTTAGTCTTCTGAAAGATGAAGACCCTTTTCAATATATAGCGCGTGTTAAGCGAACTCCGTTCTTTAATGCTAGCTGGCGTACCGTAGCCAGTTTCGTTGGTATGTTGTTTCGTAAACCGCCGACTCTTGAAGTTCCCGATGGCTTGGAAGTCTTGCTAGAAGACGTTACAGCTAGCGGTGTTAGCTTTGACGAACTTGCGCAGAATTGCGCCTATGAAGACCTGACTGTTAGCCGACTTGGCATTTTTGTAGATCATCCTACGCAGATGCTAAAAGAAGACGGCTCTACGCTGACTGTTGCTGAAGCTGAAGCTGCGGGGCTGCGTCCTTCTATGACGCTTTATCCGGCTGAAGCTATTCGCAATTGGGATTACAGGCGAATCAATAACAGACGAGTTTTGAGCCAAGTTAGGCTAACCGAAATTGAAAAAGTTCCTGAGAACGAGTTTATGTTTAAGGAAGAAACCCGGATTAAGGTTTTAGACCTTGAGCCGGGTACTAACCTTTATCGTATTCGTATTTTCAAGGAAGACACAGAAGAGCAAATTGGCGGTGATATTTACCCGCTGATTAATGGCCAACGCCTAACCTTCATTCCTTTTTACTTTATCGGTCCTGACGGCACTGATGGAAGTGTTGATGATCCTGTTATGATTGATCTTTTCGATCATAACTTAAAGCATTACGGCGTAAGTGCGGATTACGAACACGCTTGCCATATGACTGCTTTGCCAACCCCTTGGGTTACTGGCTATCAAGTTGAAGTAGATGCCAACGGGGTGCCTGTTAAGACTGATTTTTATATCGGCTCTACAACCGCTTGGCTCTTCCCTGATGCTAATACTAAAGTCGGCTTTCTTGAATATCAAGGAACAGGCATTGCGTCTATTAAGGCTAATCTTGATGATAAAAAGACCGAAATGGCGGCTATTGGCGCTAGAATGCTTTCGCCTGAAAAAGCGGGCGTAGAAGCTGCTGAGACTCTGATTATCCGCAACACTGGTGAGCATTCAATACTTGCAGCTATGGCGGTTGCGATTAGCCGTGGTCTAACAAACGCACTCAAAACCTTTGCAATGTGGGCAGGTAAAAACGGAAATTGCAAGTTTGAGATTAATCGCGATTTTATGCCGTTTAGCATTGATCCCCAGGCGCTAACTGCTTGGATGGCTGCTGTTCAATCTGGTAATATGGACAAAGAAAGCTTGTTTGATTTGCTCAAGCGCGGCGATCTTATTGATACTCGCCTCACATTTGAGGATTGGCAGGCTAGACTAGATGCTAATCCGCCTATGCCTTTGCCGGTCGCGGCTCCGGTTGATCCCAAAACAGGCAAACCGGCTATTAAGGAAGACAAGCCTAATGGTGGCGAAGAGTAATGCCGGTTTACCAATCTCTAATTGACGAAATTGTTAGCGATGCGTTGGATATGTTGCGGCTATCTGCGCAAGAACGAATTGACGTGTTTAAGAAACTAAGAGAAATAGAAGCTGAGCTAGTTGATAAGCTTTCAGACTTCAATACTTCAACGGAAGACAAGGCTAGAATAACCCGCTTCTTAGATAAAATGAATAACATTATTGATGCTGGTTACAACGAAGTTGAAGAACAGCTTGATTTGTCTGGCATATCGACTGTTGCTGCTCAAAGTTCTATATCGGCTCTTGAAATATCTCTTGGTTTAGAAGGTTTGAAACTGCCCACAAGCGATTACTTCAAATCTGTTGCGTCTGACGTTCTTATACAAGGTGCTCCTAGTGCCGATTGGTGGCGCGGCCAAAAGCTTGATTTGCAAAATAAGTTTGCTCAGCAATTGCGTTTGGGTATGAATGCTGGCGAAACCAATCAGCAAATTATTTCGCGTATTATTGGCCGCAACGGTGTTCCTGGCGTAATGGAAACAGCAAGGCGCAACGCAGCCGCTCTAGTGCAAACTTCTGTGCAGACAGTTGCTAACGATGCTAGGCGTGCTACGTTTGATGCTAATAGCGATGTTATAAAAGGCATTCGTCAAGTTTCAACTTTAGACGGACATACTACGCTAACTTGTGTTGCTTATTCAGGTGCCGAATGGAATAACGAGAGAGAGCCTATTAACGGCACTACTCTTAAATATGGAAACGGCACCCCTAGACATTGGAATTGCAGAAGCGTTGAAGTTCCGATTACCAAAACCTTTAGGGAAATGGGTATTGATATTGACGAAGCGCCAGAAAGTACCCGCGCTAGCGTTGATGGTCAAATTGCTGCTAAGACTACGTTCGATGACTTTTTGCGGCGCAAAGGTGTAGCTTATCAAAATGAAGTCTTAGGCGAAGGCAGGGCGAACCTTTGGCGAGACGGTAAAATTACTTTGCGTGATCTAGTTACAGGCGATGGCAACCCCTTGACCCTAGATCAATTGCGCGCCAAGGTAGCTAAGCGGAAACGCAAATGAACCGGGCAAGCCGTTAGGCGGCTCAACAGAAGGGATTACGCATGGCGGGTAAATCAAACCCTCTTGCTGCGGCTAAAGCCAAGGTGGCTAAGCTGGAAGCGAAGGACAAGCGCGACAAGGCTGTTAAGGCGGCTACGGCTAACCTTAAGAAAGCACAGGCTCAACTGAAGTCCGCTAAAGGCGGCTCTGTAAAGAAGAAGGGTTAAGCAATTGGCTTACGATCCTAACGACCCGGCTGACAAGCGTATTGTTGATGGGCTGATTGCAGCCGCTCTTGAAGCGGCACAGGAAGAACACGAAGCTGAAGTTACTCGCTTGACTAGTAAGAATAGCGAGTTGCTTGGTAAGCTCAAGAATGCTCGTAATGGTGGTGACAACGCTGAAGAAGTGTCGCGGCTTGAGAATGAGCTTAGCGAAACCCAGGGCAAGCTTCGCACGGCTGAGGGCGACTTGCGCACTGTTAAGCGTGAACTGGCTACGGTTACTGGTGAGCGCGATACGGCTGTTACCTCGCTTGAAAGTGAAAGCAACTTCGCTCGCAGCATGGTTGTAGAAAACGGCTTGACGGCGGCACTGGTTGAAGCCAATGTTGCCCCTGAGTTCATGGAAGCGGCGCGGGCTATGCTCGAAAAATCCGTTACCGTGAAAGTCGAAGGCGACAACCGTAATGCGGTTGTAGGCGACAAGTCTGTTCTTGATTATGTCAAGGATTGGGCAGCGAGTGACAAAGGTAAGCACTTTGTCAAAGCCCCTGCTAATGGCGGCGGCAACACTGGCGATAACAACCAACCCGCTAATGGCGGAGCTTCCAAGAAAATTGCTGAAATGAACGAAGCGGAGCGAGTCGCGCATTACAACGCGGTTGGCAAAGCGGCTTTTGACCAGCAAGTAGAAGCAGAGCGGGCTTTGCCCAAGACCTAGTTTGCTAGAGCCGTAAATGCTCTGGCTTTTGTAAGGATTGCCTAGTTATGATCCGTCTTTCTGACGTTTTCATTCCGAGCATTTACGGCTCTTATACGGCTGTTAATAACCCGGAAACTTCCGCTTTTGTGGCTGCTGGCGTTGCAGTCACCTCCCCAACTCTTAACAACGTCGCGCGCGGCGGTGGTAAGACTTTTGTAGTTCCTTTCTGGAAAGACATTGATCCTTCCATTGAGCCGAATTACTCTAACGATGATCCTGCTGACATTGCGGTGCCCTACGGTATTCAGTCTGGCACGATGACGGCGCGCAAGTCTTGGCTTAACCAGGGCTTTGGCGAAATGGACCTTGTGCAAGAACTGGCTGGCGAGTCGCCTTTGCAGCATGTTCGCAATCGCTTTGGCACTTATTGGACTCGCGTACAGGAACGCCGTCTAATTGCTACTTGCGTTGGCATTATGTCGGATAACGTCACCAATGATGGTGGCGATATGACCCTTGACATTTCGGCTCTTACTGGCGATGCCGCTAAGTTTAATTCGGACGCTTTCGTTGACGTTGCTTATACGATGGGCGATCAAGTTGAAAACTTGACTGCAATTGCTGTTCACTCGGCAATTGATGCGCGCATGGTCAAGAACGATGATATTGAAAATATCAGCGTTGGCGGTCTGACTGTTCGCACCTATAAGGGCCGCGTTGTCATTGTTGACGACTCGCTGCCTGTTAGCGGCACTGGCGCTGATCGTGTCTTTACGTCAATGATCTTTGGACGCGGCGCAATTGGTTTTGCTGGCATTGAAGGCCACGCTTTCGCCCTTGGTGAAGGTGTGCCCAAGGTTGCGGCAGAAGTTAGCCGCACCCCTGAAGCTGGCAACGGCGGCGGCATGGAAAGCATTTGGGAACGTAAAACCTGGATGCTTCACCCGTTCGGCTACGAATGGGTTGAAAGCGGCGCGGCTCTTACTGAGTTCTCGCCTACTTACGCCGATTTGCGAATGGGCGCTCATTGGAACCGGGTTGTTTCTCGCAAGCAGGTTCCCATTGCTTTCCTGAAGTCCAAGGCTTGATTGTGGGCTAGGAGTTTAACCGCTCCTAATTTCCAATTGGCTTTTAGAAGGAATTGAAACGATGAAGTCTCTTGCAGAACGCCATGCCGAACGCGCACAGCGTAAGGCTGATAACGCTGCTTTCTCTAACAATGGTGAAAGCAAAGGTAATCTCGGCCTTGCTATGGTTCGCATGAATGAAGCTCAGGAAGCTTTCGCTAACTTGACCGATGAAGAGCGGGAAGAGCTTAAGGCTAGCTTTGACGGCTTTGAATCGTCAGATGATGCTACCAACCTTTACGATGCAACAGGCTCTTTGAAGTCGGCGGGCGTTGGTGTTGTCAATCCGCTTATTGTTCCGGCTGCTGCGATGATCGGAACTGATGCTGCTGACGCTGGCGTTGCCGCTGATGGTTGGGGCACTCTCCCGGAGCCGAACGCGACACCGGAGCAAGGCAACCAGAACGGCGCTGCCTTGGAGGCTCAGACGAGCGCGGAAAGCGCTTCTCCCAGCGCCAGGACGGCGAGGAGCAAGGCGAAGGCCCCTGAAGGCGAGTAAGGCCCTCAGAGAAGCTTGACGGGGCGGCACTTCTAGCGGAGTGTCGCCCTTTCTCATATTAGAAGGTTGTTAGTATGCAATTCTCTGTAGCTGTTCGCAACGCTCGGCTTGACGCAATTGAAAGTGCAATTGGTGCGTCGGCAATTCTTAAAATTCGTTCGGGTGTTAAGCCCACAAACATGGCTGATGCTAGCACCGGCACTGTTCTGGCCACTCTACAGCTTCCCGCCGATTGGATGGCAGCGGCGGCTAATGGCAGTAAGGATAAGCTCGGCACTTGGGAAGACGCGGCTGCTGATGCTAGCGGTACTGCCGGTTATTATGAAATCACAAGCTCTGCTGGTGTTGTGCATGAGCGAGGCACGATTACCGCAACTGGCGGTGGTGGCGATATGGAAGTGCAGAACACCAGTTTTGCGGTTGGTCAAAACATTATCGTTACGGCTAAAACTTACGTTGATGGCAACGCTTAATCGTGCCTGACGTTGTTATATTCCTGAAGAAAGGCACAACGCAATTTGTTGTGCCTTCCGATTGCACCAGCGCCAAAGTCGAATGCATTGGCGCTGGTGGCAATGGCCGCAATACAGCTACGACAAACAGCATAAACAAACGTGGCGGCGGTGGCGGTGAATATAGAGGCGTAACAAACCTAGCTTTAACGCCGGGTCAAACTGTTAGTTGCTCTATCGCCGCTGGCGGTTCGCAAGCTGATACTTGGTTTCTAAACACAAGCACCGTATTGGCTAAACCCGGTATTAACGGTGCTACCAACCCTGCTGTTGGTGGTAGCGGTGGTGTAGGAACTTTAAGCGCCAACGGCGGTAACGGTGGCGCTCAATTAAGTTCCGGTATTGGCGGCACTGGCGGCGGCGGCGCTGGCGGTCCTAATGGCCCTGGCGCTAACGGGGGACGGAACGAAGCGGGCGGTGCCGCAACTGGCGGCGGTGGCGGCGCTGCTAACGGCGGTGCTGTTGGCGGCAACTCGACTACAACTAGCGGCGGCAACGGTGGTAATAATCGCTTAGGTTCCGGTGGCGGCGCTGCTGAGACTAACGGCGTAAATGGCGGCGGTGGTGGCGGTAGCTCTACTACCGGGGTCAATGGCGGTAACGGCTCAAGCGATACCATTTGGTTTGCTACTGACGGTGACACCGCAGGCCCTGGCTCCGGCGGTGGCGGTTGCAATATCAGCAAGGGTGGCGACGGCGGGATTTACGGCGGTGGTGGTGGCGCTAGCGGTGGTAACACCGGGTCTAGCTATCCTACTGCTTTTGGTGGCGATGGCTTAATTGTCATAACTTACACGCCTACGGTGGCCACTCCCAGCCCGATAAGTGCAACCTCAAGCGTAGCCCTGGCTAATGTGGGTAGCGTTTCACAAGTTGCTTCTAGCGTTAAAGCAGTTGGTTCTAGCCAAACAAGCGCCCTTACAAGTGGTTATGTCACTAGCTCGATAGCTTTGACAGCGACTAATCAAACAAACGCTTTAACAAGTAGTTTTGCTACTAGCTCCATTAAAGCGGCAAGTAGTAAATTGCTTGATAGTTGCTCTGTAAATTCCTTAGCATCGCTGCCTATTAGAAGTGCTTCAAACGTATCTTTAAACAATGTTGCTTCTTCAACCGCCACTGACGTTGATATATCTGTTAGCGGAGTTGCTAGCTTAGATAGCGTAGCTAGTTCATTTGATGTAGCTGTTTTGATTACTGGTTACTCAGTCAATCAACTCGATAATGTAGAAGGTTCGTTTACAGCAGCGGCTGTAATGATAGCTGCTTCAACTAAGCAGCTTGATAATGTTGTAACAACAGCTAGCGTTGGATACGCAACGGTAGTTTCTTCTGCTATTAAGTTGGCCGATGCTTACTCAAATGGAAGCATTAAACCTTTACTTAAACTGGCAGCAACAAAACAATTAGATAATTGCGGTTCTCTGCTTAATGTGAAGTTGCCGATTAATGCAAGTATATCAGCGAAGCTTGAAGAAAGTTTCACTTTCTCTAAGATAAGAATACCTATCGAAGCTGATGTTTTGCGTACGGTTTCCATAGAGCCGGAGATTAGAATAACGTCAACTGATTTAGAGTTTAGATTTGCGTCTGTTGCGCCCGAAACTCGCACAGCTTAAAGAAAGGTTGTAAAATGGCGAAGTCTTGGCCAGCTAAAGACCCCCAGGAAGTGCTTGATTATGGTTTAGATTGGTCGCCTCGCATGACAGAAGGCGATACTATCATAATGCATAGCGCAACTGTAACTGTTGGCGCTGTTGAAGTTGATGATAGTTATATCAACAACAACGGAACTTCTACAACCACTTGGCTTTCGGGAGGCGTTGCCGATGAACCTTGCGAAATTAACTTGCAAGCGAAAACTGCTGAGGGGCGAGTTTTTGAAGAAACGCTTAAAATCAAGATTAAAAACCGTTAGGAGTTGGAGGCATGGCACTTATTCTAGGCAATATCGCTAACAACTCTCTGGCTGAAAGCCCTATTACGGTGGCTTTTGCCGATGCATATCACGAAAAGAGAGGGAATCAATCTTGGGTAGACCTTGACGATGATATAAAAGAGCAGTTGCTAATTAAAGTTGGCGACTACATGCGAGCAACTTACGGTTTGTCTTGGTCGCCTGCTGTAGAGGCTATGACACAAGTACCTGTTTTGATGGCTCAAGCGGCGGCTGAATTGGCGCTTATAGCCAAGTCAACGCCTTTGCTGACTAACATTAAACGGGGTAAGAAAAAGGTTAAAGTCGGACCACTCGAAGTCGAGTACGATGGCGCTAGCGCTACTCAGACAGAATTTGTGTTGGCGTCTCGTATGCTCGCACCGTTGTTAGGCGGTCGCACGGCACGCGGCGTTAGCGTAAAACTTTACAGGTGCTAAGATGACAGAGCTTGACGAAGAATTACCAGAACTGGTTTTAGAGCTTATAGAGGAATTTGGGGCGGAAGTTTCCTATAGGTTTGTTGAAGGTTCTGAGTATAACCCTGAAACAAGCTCTAGTTCTTCCGCAGCTTCTCCGCCTATTACAATGAAAGCTTTGATTGAAGACTACAATTTGCAGGCTTCAGGGCAAGCTTTTGAAGCTGGATTAATCAAAGCTGGCGATAAAAAGCTTACTATGGCGGCTGCTAGCTTCTCTAAAAGCCCTTCCCCTGGTGATCGCGTAAAGTTTAACGGCGATTTGTTTAATGTAGTCAACGTTAAGACCGTCTATAGCGGCCAGTTGGCAGCTTTGCACGAAATTCAGGGCCGCACCTAATGAGCTTTGGCGATGATCTAAGGCGAATAGCTGAGAGTATCGACGCAAGAGCTAACGCCGTTGTGCGCAAGGTTGTAATTGATGTGGGCACTTCCCTGGTTATGAAGTCTCCTGTTGGCGATGCTGATTATTGGATTATGCCTCCTCCTGAAGGTTATGTCGGGGGCAGGTTTAGAGCCAATTGGCAATATGGTCTTAACGCACCGGATATTGGCACTAGCGAAGCTGTAGACCAAAGCGGAACCGGAACAATCGGTAATATAGTTAGCTCGATACCCGGTAAAGCAGGTGGTGAAATACACTATATAACCAATAGCCTGCCTTACGCCAGCAGATTGGAAGACGGTTGGAGTCGTCGCCAAGCTCCGCACGGCATGGTAGCTATCACTATTGTAGAATTTCAACCTATAGTCGCGGCTGCTGCAAGGGCGTTGGCATGAGTAATATTGCAATAAGACAAGTTCTTGAAACTAAACTTGCCACTATAGAACCCAAGTTGCCTACAGCTTGGCCGAATACGGAATTTTCCGCACCGGAAGGCCAGCCTTATCAAGAGGCTTATCTATTATGGGCTAAGCCAGAAAATCCCACAATGGGGGATAATCATTATCGCCAGCGCGGCGTGTTTCAAATAACCTTACGTTACCCGCAAGGAATTGGCGCTGCTGACGCTGATTTAAGGGGTGAATTGCTGAGAAGCGAATATCATCGGGGCTTGTCGCTTACTCGCAATGGTGTAAAAACCGTGATAGACGAAACGCCAGAAGTTAGCGAAGGGCGCAACGTTGGCGAGCGTTACGTTGTGATTGTCCGAATTAGGTTTTACGCTGACGTTTTCTAGGAGTTGAAGATATGCCCGGTATTGCAACAGGTGTTTTTAAGAAGCTTGCTATTAAGCGTCAAGTGTCGCTTGGCGCTATCGCTGCTGCTGGCGCTGCTGGCAGCGCGCGCTATATGAGGCGGGTAACTTCAACACTCGACTTGACTAAGGCGACCTATCAAAGCGCTGAATTGCTCGATAGCCAGCAGCGCCGTGACATGCGCCACGGTGTTCGCTCGACAGGCGGCACGCTTAGCGGTGAGCTTTCTGTTGGTTCTTACCAGCAAATCTTTGAAAGCGTTTTGCGTCAAGCTGCTGTTGGTGGTGTTGTTTCGGCTGCTATTCCTACGCTTGCCGCCGCTAGCACAGGTACGCGAACCGGCACCTATACGCGAACCGCAGGCAGCTTCTTGACTGACGGTTTCAAAATTGGTGATGTTATCAACACCACTGGCTTTACCACAACCGGCGTAGATAATAACAATCAATATTGCATGATTGTCGGTCTTACCGCTTTGGTGATGACTGTGCTGACACTTGACGCTACTCCAATTGCGGCAAAAGCGGCTGGCGATAACGTCATTCTTACAGTTGTCGGTAAGAAGGTCTTTATTCCTTCCGCTGGTCATACTCGCGACTATTATACGGTTGAGCATTGGTTTGGAGACATTGGCGAAAGCGAAGTCTTTACCGATGTTGTATTTACCGGCGCGACAATTAGCTTGCCGCCTACCGGGATGGCGACTGTTGAGTTTCCGATGATGGGACTTAATATGCAGACGGCTCAAGCGCAGTATTTTACTGCCCCTGCTGCTGCTGCAACTGGCGGTATTCTTGCCAGTGTTAACGGCGCGCTTATCATCAACGGGCAGCTTGCCGGTCTTGTGACGGGCCTAACCATAACAATTAACGGCAATTACGCCTATCCATCCGGTGATGGTATTGTGGGTAGCAACGTACGCCCTGATGTTTTGCCGGGTCCGATTGACGTAACCGGACAGATGACGGTATTGTTCCAGAGCGGCTATTTCCGTGACTTGTTCTTGAACGAAGTTGAAGCTTCTGTTGCTTCGGTTCTTACTGCTGACAATAGCCCCGCTCCGCAGTTTGCGGCTTTTGTTATGTCGCGCGTCAAATATACCGGAGCAAGCAAGGACGATAGCAATACCGGCCTAACGCTTACCATGCCGTTTACAGCTTTGGAAAACGTTGCTTCTGGTGGTGCGGCTCTGCCCAACTTGCAGACAACTATTAGCATTCAAGATTCGGCTTTTATCTAGGCGTAGGTGAGCAGGGTAGCGGGGGAACAGGCACCCCCGCGCCTACACCTACGCCAACGCCTACACCAACGCCTGTTAATCTGACGGCACAAAAGCTGATTGCAGCACGCAACGCGGCTAGCACTCCTGCTGTTATGTCTACAGCCCCAACTTTTACCTTGGGTGCGGCCAATACAGCATCTAGTTTGCGTACAGCTTCCACTACCAGCTATGGTGGCGGCCAGCTTGACGTTACTAGCCCGAAGGTGCAAATATCCTCCGGCGGCTTTGCTTTGTCAACCAACAAATTTGTTGGTGCGGGTATGTCAAATGGTCAAGGTGGTTTGCGCGGCACAGCGGCTATGCAAATGCGTATTCGCACAATGTCGCCTTCTATTGACATTTGCTATTTTGAAGGAGTCGAGCAGCAACAAACCAATCCTGGCATAGCTCTTTATATAACCGATGTTGCCACAGGCGTTCGCCAACGCGCACAGTTGAATGATTATCGTTCTAACGACAGCGCGGCTTGGCGTTATCTAAGGTTTGATTTGCCTTCTGCCGCAGATCGCATATGGGAGCTATCTTTTGATGCAACAGCTTCCTTGCGTTCTTTTAACCTAGCGCCCGGTTACGATCTAGTTGATTTGCCTGCTACTCCCGCAAGTCAACCTAAGATTCAATTTGTTTGGGATAGCTACGGCGAACCCGGCGTTGTTAGCCAAGCGTCTGTGGCAACGGATATGGTCAAAAAGGGCGTTCTGTCTCAATTTGCCGAAAAGTTCGGTTGCCCTAATCCGCAAATTAACGCTAGAGGCGGCACAGGTTTTCTAAACCCGGCTAACACTCTAGGTACTTATGCAACTAGGCGTGGTTACGGCGATACAACACGTTATGGCCAGCAAGATTTGTTCGCTGCTGGTGTCTCACTTAACGATGACGTTGGCTTGAACGCTGCTTATACTGACTCCGCTTTGTCTGATGCTATGAAATCTTATTTTCAAGGTGTCGCTGCTGACCAACCTTCACCAACTATAATTATGGGTTGGGGACCGCAAACATCGGTTAATAGAGCGGCCAATCAAACGCGATGGAATGTTGCTAAAGCTGCTTTCCTGAGCGTTGCGGCTGCTGATGCTGCACCTTCTAGGTTTGTATGGCTAGATGGCTCGCCTAGCGGCGATGATTGGTTTAATGGCGTTGTCGATGGTCCTGACAATACCCACATGGTAAGGGCTTGGCACGATACGTTATCGACACGTATGGCTAACACGGCTTACAATGCCCTGGTGGCAATAGCAGGTTGACAGCAAAGCTAAGCTCTGCAATCTGTGAAGGGGCGGCGATTTTGCCGCCCCTTTCTTTTGAGGAAACCGGGCAAATGGCTAATAGCAAGATTAATCCCGATCCAACCCCCAGCGCAAGCGTTCCTAAGTTTGTTGACTTGGATGACTTGGACACCGGCAAGGCTTCGGATGCTGGCGCTGAAATTGAATTGCTCCACCCTACTCTAAAGACGCCTACAGGTATCTTTGTTGGCGTTCTCGGCAAGCACAGTGAAGTCTTCCGCGAACATATTCGCGAGCGGACTAACGAACGCATTAAGCGAGAAGCCGCCGCCAACAAGCGAGGCAAGGAAGACGAGACGCCAACCGCAGAACAAGTGGAAGAAAAGGCAATTGAATTGCTTGTTCTTTGCACTACCCATTGGCGGAGCGAAACCCGCAATGACAAGGGTGAAGTAATCGAAAGCAAGCCGATTATTGTTCATCGCGGTCAAGAGTTGCCGTTTACCGTTGCTAATGCCAAAATGCTCTATAGTCGGCTTATTTGGATGCGCGAACAGGTAGACGAAGCAATCGGCGACCTTGAAAATTTTATCAAGGCTTGACTTCTAAACTAGCAGACTTCGCGCAAGCGGAGTTTGCTTTAGAAGCCAAAGAAAAAGATGGCCACACACTACGCGAACACCTTACGGCCGCTTGGCGTAGTAGCGGTGTCAAGCCGCCAGAATTGAGCAACCCTGTTCCCCAGCTAATTAGCTATCTGTGGGATTACTATTTAGAATTGCATAAAAGACGCGGCAATAATGGTTACGGCCATGTTGCGTTAACATTCCTTGAAATAGAGGCTTGGGAGCGCAAGACACAGCGAAAGCTTGACGCTTGGGAGCTTAAGGCGATACTTGCGGTAGACGACGCCTATATGGTGTCCCTCGCCAAAAAGTCGCCTGAAGGGTCTTAAATGTCTACTGATATTGCTACGCTTGGCATTCGGGTTGACTCTAGCGGCGTTCGCGATGCAACCGGCGAACTTAAAATATTGGTTGAAGTCGGCACTAAAGCTGAGAAGGCCACCGACAGTCTAAAAGATTCGTTCGGTGGCCTTAAAAATGTAATTGCAGGTATTGGTTTAAGCGCTTTGGCTAAAGAAGCCATTGATATGGCTGATGCTTACTCCAATGCGCAAGGTAAGCTTAAGCTTGTTACCAACGGTACTGCTGAGCTTTCTACAGTAACTGATAAGCTTTTTGAAAGCGCCCAACGTTCCAGGGTAGGCTTTGAAGAAACTGTGGGCCTTTATTCTAGCTTGGCTCGCTCTACCAAAGCCCTTGGAACTTCGCAAGCTGATTTGCTGCAAGTTACAGAAACAATTAACAAAGCCCTTATTGTTTCCGGTGCGTCGGCTGCTACTGCCGAAGGCGCTCTTACTCAGCTTGGTCAAGGCTTTGCTAGCGGAACTTTGCGCGGCGACGAACTTAACGCGGTGCTTGAAGGTACTCCTAGACTAGCTCAAGCTATTGCTGACGGTATGAAAATTACAGTTGGCGAACTTCGCGCGGTTGGTGCCGAAGGTAAGCTGACGGGCGAAACTGTGTTTAACGCTCTGAAGTCTCAAAAAGACGCTATTGAGAACGAATTTGCTAGAATGCCCACAACGGTAGCACAATCGTTTGTGGTGCTTCGCAATGAAATTCTTAAGTTTGTTGGTGAGACTAACGAAGCTAGCGGGGTCACTGTAGCTATAAGCGCCGCTCTTGGATTGCTTGCACACAACCTAGACACGGTGGCCACCGCTGTTGGTATTCTAGGAACTATTCTTGTTACGCGGTATGTGGTTGGTCTGGTTGCCGCTACTGCTGGGAGTGTTACCGCCGCTGCTGCTATGACAGGCATGGCAACCGCCGCTGAAGTGGCAGGTTTTGCTACAGCAGCAGCAGGTTCTAAGATGCTTGGTTTCTTTGGCGGTCCTATTGGTTTGGCTGTTACCGGGCTTGCTCTTGGTGTTGGTTATTTTGCAATAGAGTCTAGCAAAGCTGGCGCTGTTGTGGATGATGTAAACAAGAGCTATGAAGAAATGCGCAAGCGGCTTGAGGCTACTAAGCCCGCTGCTGATTTGGCCGCTCAAGGTTCCAAGAACGCCGCTGATGGTGCGGTTAGCGCTATACCCGGCATAAATAGCCTTTCGGGTTCTTTGCGTGCGTTGGCTGGCCAGTATTACGCTACAGCAGATGCGGCTAAGAAAGCACGTATCGAAATGGCTGCTACTGCTTTGCAAAAAGCAAAAAGCAACGAAGCTGCCATTACAGCGCAAACGGTTGGAGGTATTCAACAAACACAAAGCCGCAACAGGGCTGCGATTGGTCGCGGCGATTTTCTGGCTTTGGACTTTTCGCCTGTGGTGGCCAACCTTCGCAATCAACTTTCTGGCGGTCGCACTATTAGAGAAGCCGAAGAAGGTAGCCAGCGCGCTAGGTCTGTAAGATTACAAGCAGAAAAGGATTTGGCGGAAGCTCTTAGGAGTCCTAACGCTCCTGGCGTTTCGCGTGATGGCGGCGCTAGCGCTGCTAATACCGCCGCAATCAAAAAGCTTACCGGCGAGGTTGCCGATCTAAAAGGTTTGCGTTCTAGAGCTACTGGTGCCGAAGCTAAGCGAATTGACAAGAAAATTGCTAGCGACGAGCGCAAAATTGATTTGCTTAGAACCGGAGCTAGCTCTGATGCAATCAACACCGCTGTTGGTTCTGGCGGCGGTTCTGGTGGCGGTAAGTCTACCGCTCAGACTGAGTATGAAAGTAGGATTAAAGCTTCAAAGCAATATGTAGAACAGCTTGAGAAAGAAAGCGGAGCCGTTGGCTTGAGCGCTGTTGAACAAAAGCTTTATGAAGCTCGCCTAGCGGCTTCAAAGGCTCCTACTAAAGCGCTCGCCGCCGAAATTATGAGCGCTGCTAACGCTTGGGCTGTTCGCACGCGCGCTACTGAAGCAGCTACGAAAGCGCAAAAAGAATGGCAAGACCGCTTTGACGATTGGGTCAAAAAGAACCAAGAACAGAAAAAAGCTGGTGCTGATATGGTTGCGCAAATTCAATACGAAACTAGCTTGCGCAACCTTAATTCAAAGGAGTTGGCTATTGCTGTTGCTAAGCACGATATGCTTACAAAGGGCATTGTAGAAGGTACAGAAGCTTATCGTCTTTATGGCGCAACTATTCTTGGAGCGGCAGAAGCTCAAGGCCAGCTTGATCTTCAAGCCGATCAAGCTAGTGCTTTTGCCGATCACATGCGTGCTGTAAATGATAATACCAAGGAAGTTACAGCTACTTTCGCTGAATTGTTCGGCACTGGTGGCGCTGGTTTTGCTTCGCTTATTGACGGCATTACCGCCTACGCTGAAGCATCTGCCCAAGCCCAAGAACGTATTGATAACGCGCGCGCCCGTTATGGCCCTGGTAGCACTAAGGCTTTGCAAGTTGAAGCAGAAGAACGAGAAGCTGCAACGCAACGCGAGCTTGCTGGATACGGCAAGGTAATTCGTGGCGTCAAGGGCATGTTTAACGAAAAGTCGCGTGCTTACAAAGTTATGGAAGGTATCGAAAAAGCTTATGCGGCTATTCGCTTGGCTATGGCCCTTAAGGAGATTGTTACCGAAGGACTGCTGACAACCACTAAGGTTGCAGGGGCGGGTACGCGCATGGCGACCGACGCGGCAGAAACCGCTAGCAGCGTCAGCAAGAGCGGTATTCGCGCCGCCGCTGATGGTGTCGCTGCCTTCGCCAAAACGCTCGCCAGCCTGCCCTTTCCGTTCAATCTGGCGGCTGGTGCGGCGGTGCTTGCCGCCCTGGTCGCGGTCGGGGTGAAAATATCGGGAGGCGGTGGAGGCAAAAGCGCCAGCAAAGCCGCCGAGAAGGAAGAAATTAAGCCAACCGACTACACTCAGCAAGAAAGCTCCTACAGCGTAACAAAACCCTCTGTGGGCTTTGGCGGTTCTTCTAGCGAAGGATCAAGCAGCTTTTCAAGCAATTCGGTTCCGGTCGCCGCCAACTCTAATAGTCAGACTAACACCTTTGTTTATCACATTGACGCCAAAGGGGCAGAAGACCCTGACGCGGTTGTTAATCGGGTTGAAGGCGTTATGCAAAACTATCAGAATGACACTATAAACAAAGCCCGCGAAGCTGTGAGAAACGACCAGCTTAACGCGGCTCAGAGACAAGTTATCGGGGGCGTTCGCTAATGGCCATTATACCGTTGCCCACAAGGTTTGGCTTTTCAGACATACCGAATTTCACGCTAGCTAGAGCTAGCAACGAAGTGCGTTCTAAATACACGGCAGTTAGACAAATTCTTGTCTACCCTTACGCTGTGTGGATGCTAGAAGGTAGCTTAGTTGATTTAACAGGCGTTGAAGCTGCTAAACTTCGCTCTTTCCTTGTTCAATTGGAAGGCAAGCAGAACAAGTTTCGCCTGCCTGTGCCAGATTACAACCGCCCTTCTACGGGGTATTTGGGTAACGGTGTGCTGTATGCAAACGTTGCCGCAAGAGCCAAGAGCGTTCAAGTATTTGGCTTAACTCCCAATACGCCTATTATTGGTGACGGTGAATATTTTAATGTTGGCGATGAACTCAAAATGGCCACTTCTGATATTGCCTCAGATGCCAACGGGCGATGCACTATTAGCTTTAACCCTGCCTTGCGCAAAAGCTACGGGGCGGGTGTTCAAATAAAGTTACAAAACCCGACCATTTTGATGCATTCGCAAGATGACGATGTTGCAAGTTGGAGCATTAGACCAGCGCACAGACAAGGTGCTAAGTTTAGCGCTATTGAGGCAATCGAGCTATGACAAGACCGCTTCACCCTTTAACCGCCGCTGCTACTAACAAGTCAGTTATTCCCCTGGCTACTATCTTGAGGTTAGACATTCAAGATGACCCGTTGTTTTGCTGGTCGGGTTTGGGCGATCTTGTTTTTGCACCCGGAGAAACTGGCGACCCTGCCTTAGACGGTTTTACATTTACCGGCACTGGCGAAATTATCGAAGTTGGTACGGTGTCTGATAGCGTTGGCGGGAGCGATGCTTTAGAGATTGGTTTGCCGGGTGTTAATATCCAAGACCCGATCTTGCGTCAGGTAATCTACAACCGCAATCGTTGGCAGTTTCGCCGCGCTTGGGTTTGGCTAATGCTTCTTGACGAAGCTACTGGCAATATTGCGGGTAAACCATTTAGAATTAAGACGGGCCGCATGGACTCTATGCCCTACTCTGAGAACGATGGGGAAGGTACTGTTAGATGCAAGATTGAAGGCCAGCAAGCTTACGGGGATCAACCGCTAGATACCCGCTATAGCGAGCAACCTTTGCTCAATCAGAACGACAATAGCCAAAATTGGGTTTTGTCTTTGGCAAATATGACCCCGGCGTTAGGCACACCCTCTAGCACAACTCGGCAATCATCAACTTCAGGCGGAACCGGGTTAGTATCTACAGCAAGAGCAATAGCGAGCGTAGCAGGCAGATGAACCGTTTAGACAATTGGCAAGCCAATCTTAGCGACTTGATTAGAAAGCGGCAAAACCAGCCTTTTGATATAGTCAACTTCAATTGCCTAATGTGGGCATTGGAAGCAGTTGAAGCTATAACAGGTGAAAGCCATTATAGTCTTTTTGCTGGTAAGTTTAAGACCGCTAAAGGTGCTGCCAAAATATTGCGAACAAAAGGTAAAGCCGAAACTTCAGCACAGTTTCTTGAGCAACTGCTTGGTGAGAGGCAACACATATTCTTTGTTCGCAAAGGGGATATTGTGGTAACAGACAGCGAAGACCCGTTGTTAATCCTGCCTAGCGATGTTGCTTTGTTCGGCCCGCCTGTTGGGGTTTGCTACGGCGAGCTTACTTATTTTGTTGGCGAAACTGGCTTAGTTTCGCTCAATACTTTACAATTAGGGTCTAATACTTATGGGCTTCATTGTTAAGGGTGTCAAAAAAGTAGTTAAGGCTGCTGTTGGCATTGTTTCCAAGGTTGGCAAAATTCTAGGCCCGGTTGTCGGCCTTGGAAAAAAGAAGACTGCCAAAACTTCAACTAATCTTAGGTTGGGTAAAGACCTTACGCCTGAGACTTACCGTAAGATTGTATTCGGCCAAACTGCTTCGGCTTTAGATTTGCGCTTTTGGCAAGTTTGGGGTGCCAAAGGCACTAACTACGATGAAGTCTTAGCTTTGGCTAGTCATCGCATTCATTCTGTCAAAAGTCTTTATTTTGAAGACGAGCTTGCGATAAATGACGTTGGTGTTGTTCAACCTAAGTTTGTTGGCGTAGTCAACAGAGACGTTAGGCTAGGGGCTTACAACCAGACAGCTATGTCTGTTGGCGACGGCACCCAATGGAATGCGAATAGCACCTTTGATGGTGTTGCCCACATGAAACTAGCTTGGACGCCTACTGAAAAGAACCTGCCTAATGGCGTTCCTAGCCGATATACTCAGGTTATTTGCGGCGCTCCGGTTTACGATCCTCGCCGGGATAGCACGGCGGGGGGTTTCGGGTCGCATCGCATAGATGACCGCAACACTTGGGATTATGCCGCAGTTGATCCTAACGGTTATCCGATTGGTCGCAACAATGCTTTGCAGGTTCTTTGGTATTTGCTAGGCTGGTATATTCCCAATAAGCAAACCGGCGAACAAATTCTGGTTGCTGGTCGTGGTATTGAACCTAGCGATATTAATATAGCCACGTTTATAACAGCAGCAAACAACTGCGAAGCCGCTGGCTATTATACCGACATGGTTTTGTCTACTGAAGACCCGCACACTTCTAACGAAGACAAGATAACCGGCGAAGGGCTTATTGGCCAGCTAATCGACACTGGCGGCTTGTGGAGCTATTACGCAAACGTTGATGATACGGCTAACGTTGCTTTGTATTTGACGGATGCCGATGTTATTCAGGGAGGCTCTGTTACTTGGAACGAATACCAGGGCATTAGCGAACAGTACCAGCAGGTATCTGGCAAATTTATTGATCCGTCGCCTAACGCCTTGTTTCAGCTTAACGGCTATCCGATGGTTCGCGATGTTAATTACGAAAACTTGACAGGTTTGAAGCGGCGCAAAACGCAAGATTTTGAAGTTGTGCAAGACGTTGTGCTTGCGCAAAAGCTTGCTCGCTTGCTGCTAAATATGGGGCAGTATCAAGCTGAGTTTGCAGCGCCCTTTATGTATAGGGCTTTGCAAGCTCAAGCTTGGTCTATAGTTCGTTACACTTCTGAGCGTTTCGGGTGGTCTAAGTTGTTCCGGGTTTATCGTTACGATATAACCGGCGACAACGGCGGCATTGAAATGCTGCTGAAAGAAATAGACCCGTCGATTTGGAGCGCGGGAAGCGTCACCCAACCTATAGCGCCTTCGGCGGGTCAAAAGTACGATCCCAGGCAAGAAATCATTGCAACCGGGATTGGTTGGGCCTCTCAGTCTGTGGGCAATAATGGCGTTATCCAAGACGGTGTTATTTTCTTTTGGTCGGAGCCGCCGCCTAATGTAAAATATACTGAGGTTCGTTATCGTAAGGTTGGCGGGGTTTACTGGCAGCAAGCTAGTCCCGCAAAAGGCGACAATTTCGTTAGCGTGGTTCCTATAGTTTCTGGCCTTGATTACGAGTTTCAGGTTAGACATATTTCCATACACGAAGTAGATGGCCCTTGGATGCCTCAACCTTCGCAAGTGTTCACTGGCGGCACAGATTCAAGAATGCCTTGGGATTACGTTAGCGATCCTAACGCCACTAGACCCCAAGATAACGCTACTAAAGGCGCTCCTGTTGGCACGGTAGTTGCCAATAGGTTGGCGGAAGAAATAGTAGACAGCTTGGATATTAATTCAAATGCTATTCTAGCGGAAGCTTTGCGTCAAGATGACTTTTTGGTGCTTTTGGATGCCAGAACACTAATTGACGGCCAAGCTGTATCGGCTCAATTCTTAGATTTTCGCAATCAAATTACAGATCAAGTTAGTGGTTATGCTCTGGCCTCTGACTTTGAGGGAGTGTTTGCCAAAAGTCCTACTACCACAGGTTACACATTAAATTTGCAAACTGTTAAAGCAGGTAACGCAACTCTAGCGGACCTTTTTAACGGCTACAATTTTAGCATAGGTAGCTTAACGCAAGGGGTGGGCAGTCTAAATAACCAATACAACGGATTATTTGGCGATTTAAGTTCTCTTTCAGGAAGTGTCGGGGTTCTATCTCGTAATTTGACTGAAACAACAGCCAAAGTCGGCACAGTAACCGCTGATGTTACTGAGTTACACACGGCTTTTGCTACTGACGGCGGTGGGTTTGCCAGTTTTGCTTTGCGAGCAAGAGTTGATAACAATGGTGTGATAGGTATTTCAGGTATCTCAGGTATTGTTAACGGTGGCCAAAGTTCACTAAACTTTGTAGCCGATCAATTTGCTTTTGTAATTCCAAACGGCGGTAATCCTATTAAACCGTTTTATATTGTTGGTAACTCTGTTTACACCACAAACCTAGTTGCTGACACAATAACTTACGGTTCGCTTGTCCAGCGATTTACTGACGTAGGACAACAAAATCTAAATCTTAACGGATGGTATCAAGTGCTACCCGGTGGTTTGATTATGCAAGGTGGTAGGTATCGCGGCCCTATCAATTACGAAACTACTTTTTCTGTTGTATGGCCTAGACCTTTTCCTAACGCCATATTGTCGCGCGGAGCTATGCCGTTTCTGAATGTATTTAACAACGAACGCGATTTGTGGTTGCAAAATGTAGGCGAACCGACTTTGCAAGGGGCTACGTTTGCAACGCAATCTAGTACGAAAAACGATCAACAGCTAGACGGCTTCGATTGGTGGGCTTGGGGTAAATAACATGGCCATGATTGACGATTTAATGATTAAAGTAAATCAGCTTTTAGACCGGGTAACGGGTTTACTTGGTCGGCGCGATTTAACGCAAAAAGAAGAACAAGAATGGTGGGCGGGAACCGCAACAGGCGGGCCTGATGGCAATGGGCTTTATCCTCGCACTGATAGCACCGGAGTTGTTCGCAAACTACCTTCGCCCGCTAAGATTGCTGAAACAGCGGCAGGTAGCGTTACTTCGCGCTATAGCGGGGCTGTGCCTAATATTATTCGCAACTGGCGTGATGAACAGATAACACCCCATATGTTTCGCAAGGAAGAGGATTGGGTGCCTGCCATTCAAAAAGCGCTAGACGTTGCTCACGACGAAGGCGCTAAGTCGATTTACATCCCGAACGACCGCGAAGTTTACATGCTATTAACACCCGGCGAAATTCCGGTTCATCTTGACGGAACGCCGGAAAATCGCGTGCGTGGCGTTATTCGGTTGCGCCCTGGTGTAAACATTACCTCAAACGGCGCAAAGCTAATGATTGGCCCGCATGACGGGTTCAATACTCCTTCGCTTGGCCCTCCGGGTATGTTTTACCAAAATCCTTACAACGATCCAATTTGCGATAATGTCCGTATTACCGGGTTGTATATGGACGGTAATATTGAAAACCAGACTTGGAAGCCGCCAAGGACTACAGGACCGGGAGCCAACGGAAGCACGGCTTACCAATTCCAACACGCTATTGTGTTTATGCGTGGTAAAAACATTACAGTAGACAATTGCGTCTTTAGGGGTTGGCGTGGCGATGGTTGCTTGTTCGGCAACACCATGGCTCCAACTAAAGACCTTTATTTAATGCACAATATCAGGGTTTCTCATTGCGAATTTAAAGACGTTTTTAGAGAAGCTGTTTTGTTTTGTGCTGTAATCGGCGGTGAGTTCTCACATAACTACGTTCACGGTGACGGCTATCTAGTTTCCGCTGTTGATATTGAGAGGCACGCGCGTAACGATACCGTCCGTGACATTTCGGTATTTGATAACCTCTTTGACTTTAGAGACGGTTGGGGACCGATGGAACGCGACGGGCCTATTCCTTTGCATTTTCGTCGCGCTGTATCAATTGGCTTTTTCTATGAAGGCCATACGCCCGACCCAATTACAGGTTTGCCTACTGCTGATAAAGACAGCAGCGGTCATAAGGTGCATCACAACACTATCTATCAAGGCCAGATAGATTGCTGGCGTCATACTGATGTTGAGATAAGCAACAATCACTTCATAAACTACTATGAGGATACTAACGGAAGTCGCTTGATTGACTCACACGCTATCAAGATTGACGACTACGAAAATACTCAAGGTTTGGGAAATATTAAAGTCCATGATAACTTCATAGATAGTGATATGGACGGCAACGCATTGTTTGCTTTCAACCAAAACAAAATGTCGGTCAAAGGCAACACCATTCGTTCTACTAGAAAGAATGGTATTCAGATGAACTTCTGCGGCGGCTTGGTTCAAGGCAACATAGTTGAGAATGTGGGCACTAAAGTAAACCGCGCTTTTGGTATCGAAATCAATAGCTGTCAACCCGGCGGTATGGCTGTATTAGGTAATAAAATACTCGATACTCGCAACGGGGTAGAGCGTACGGTTTTGGGCGGTATTCGCCTTGCTAGCGGTATGTCTAAAGCTCCCACTGTTATTGGTAATGAAGGGTTTAACTTTTATTCTGTTCCCGGTGTAAAGCCTTTAGATTGTGTTTTGAACGAGGGCAGCGATCCTTCTTTTGCTAGTATATGGGGCAACACAGAAGGCAATATCTCAACTTTTAAGACTAACGGCGATGGCGTGTTTGGCGATGCCAAAGGCTCCAAATCCATTAGGGTTAACGGTGAGGTAAACCAGGGTTCCAGCCTTGAACTAATGGCGTCTGGTAATCAGCGTTTTACTGCTACTTTGTCAGTGCAGGAAGCAGAAACTGGCGAGGAAACCGGCTCTAACCTTTCCATGTTCTTGCGTAAAGATAATGGAGCTTACGGCGTCAACGTTATGCGGGTTAACCGCAAAACTGGCGCTAAGGATTTGTCAGAAGGCCAAGTTAGAATTGATGGCACTTTTGACAAGCCTTTGCTTATGGGTGCCTTTACCCGCATATGGATGCACCCTGACGGGCGTTTGATGCGCAAGTTTAATGCTCCTACCGACGAGGACGATGGCGAAACGATAGGGCCTTTCAAGCCCTTGGCGGGTAGCTGGCAAGAACCGTACATAATGGATGGCAATTGGGTCTGGTATAGCGCTGGCGAGGGATTGTTGCGCCGACATTTTGATAAGCCCACAAAGGCTGATGACGGGCGACCAATCGGGCCGCAGCCCCAGGGCTTCTACAACACCCCTTTGATTTTGGGTAACTATAGACTTTGGGTAAATCCTGAAGACGGCAAGCTTTATATAAAATCTTCAGCGCCAGCTAGCGCAACAGATGGAACGGTTGTAGGCACTCAAGTGTAAATTAGCCTATGAATAGAAAAGGCCCGGTTGTTAGCCGGGCCTTTTTATTTGCTACATATTGATCCAGCTACACCAGAACCAAAACATACTAATCACCTCCCTTCTTAAAACAATTTATCATGTTACCCTCAAGAGCGTAACGAATTTTGCGATTACGCTTAAGCTCAGCATAGCCGTCGAAAGAAACGATATATTCGTTACCGTCAACGTCAAAAATGGTTTCACCTTGTTCAAACAATTGCTTAACTCCTTGGCTGTTGAGTAGCTTGTAAGCCAGACAAAAAGCCAAGTCAATAGCCAACAGCCAAAATGCCGTTAATACCGTTCATGGCCAAAGTTTCGTTAAAGTGACCCTGGCCAGCGTAAGCGTTGCATTCCATAACGCCAAAGCTAGCGTTCTCTAAGACAGGATCGAACGCGATGGCGAGCGGCCCGCACAAGTCTATGCAACGTCCCGCTTCGTCTGCTGTTAGGAACGGCCCTGCCAGCAAAGCCACTTTGCCGCCAAGGCGCGCGTTGGTGTAATAAAGCTTAGGTGTAGCGGTCATGGTGCCTACCTCAGAAGAGTTTGGGTTCTTGCATACGCTTAAAATATCCAACGTCAAAGAGAATTTCGTTAGCTAAATTAACGTAGCGGTCATAATCAATATCATTTGGGATAAAGCCAGCAGGCATAATCATACAAGGCTTAGCTCCTTCGCTCTTAGGAACTTTGTTGCCAGAAATGACATAATTGATCGTTCCGGTTTCGCCTTGGGCGTAATACCAACGTATAGCTTTACCAAGATAAACGCCGTCTTTCTCGCCGCCGCCCTTGACGCTACGCACAGAAACAAACTTGCGAATGTCTTTGCAATTGTAAATTGTTTCGTCAAGCGGAGTGCCTTTAGATAAATAGGCTTGCACCGCTTCGGAGCATATAAGCCCTTCAGGGTTCTTAGAAAGCACGCTGTTTTGCGCGCTGCCTCGCTCGCAATAGACACCCTTGGTCTTAATGCCGTCAATTTCGCCAGGATGCCAAACAACTTCCTTGGTCACTTCGTCAATATGATAGCCAGTCTTAAGAGCGAAATAGTTGTTAACATCGCGGCTATAGACACCTTCATAGCGAGTTTCTTCGGTGTCAAACCCAGTTAGGTTTTCCCAAGTCATAATGATTGTTTCAAGGTCTTTGTAGCGGTTCTTAGGGCACTTAATAATAATGCCGTCAGTGTTGCCTGAAACAACCGGGATACCTGCAAGCTCGATAGCTTCAATTAGCATCATAAGCGAAAGTTGCCCTGTCATGCAAACTTGCAACAGCAACTGAGGCGCGTAAACAATGCTATAGAGATTGCCAAGCTTTCCAAAGATACCGTTAATAGCGATCTTAAGACCTGCTTCTAGCGGGTTCTTCTGCTTCTTAAGCAGCAGCCGCCTAATAACAATTCCGTTGTAAGCTTCAAGAAAAGCTTCTCCAAGGTGACTAGGAAAATACCTGTTGTTTAGAATGATGCGCGGGTAAAAACTCGCAACATCACGATCAATCATGTAAGTGTCATCGTCGGCAGTATAAGAAACGCTTTCCTCAGAGCTATGCAGCCCTCCTACACCTAGTCGGTAGATACTACCTCCTAGCCTTGGCCTTAGCGCCGCTACAGCAGCGGGGCACTCAGCAGAACCGCCGTTGCCGACAATGAAAGGAGTCGAGCAAACAACTTGCATAGCCTCTTGAAACTGACGAGTCTTGAAGCTGACGTAAGAAGGCGGGACATAATAGAAAGAATGTCCAGGCTCTATTGTGGGCTTTTTTTCGCTATCGCCAAGCTTAGCAAGTTCAACCCTAATGATTGCTTCGGCAACTTGCGCGTCAGACTTAGAACGCATATCAACATCGTATTCTTGACCAAGAATTTCCCGCAACTCTAAGTGGGGCTTCAAGTGGTCAAAAAGCAAATGCGTGTTGTCAAGATCATTAACGCAATAATCACGAACGTTTAACGCTTCGTGTTTGGCTAATTCAGAGTCTTCAGGATAAGGCAAATCTTGGCCTCGCTCGCAATGCAAGCGAAGAGCATAAATCTTAAGGCTGGCGTCAATCGGCGCAACTTCAATTAAGTCGATGTGATTAGACTTAGGAATTTTAACGCCGTACTCGCGTTCTATTTGGTAAGGGCGTTTACCATCCTTAATAATTTCATCTGATATTTGCTTAAGCTTCCACGGCTTTAGCCCCTGCAAAGCAAGGGCTATCATAGGCATATCATAATCAGCGGAATTAAAGCCCACAATGAGAAAGCGATGCATTATAAAGCCAAGCAAGTTCGCGTTTAGCGATGTGTCGGGGCTTTCTTCAAATATAATGATCTTGCCGGTATCAATGCATTTAAAAGCGGCACACCAATAGTTAATATAACATTCAGTGTCAAAAATGAATGTTCTAGGTTGTCCGCTAAAAAGTTCGTCAACCGTTAAAAGCTCATAGGCTTTAGGAGCCGGAATAAGTGAGCTAGACAAGCGCAAATGCCGTTTAATGCCGTCGCGCTTGTCAGCTTTCTTGCGACGTTCGGGCTTAGAGTCGTCAAAGAACATAACTTACCTTTCACGTTGGGTAACGCTACTAAAGAGTTGAGAGTTAGCCACCCCATCCAACATTAGGCGGCGGCACGTCAGTGTCTATCTCAGAACTGTCTCCCTCGCCACCCCAGCCTGTTGCTTGCGGTTCCTCGCTGCCCCAGGGTGCGGTTGCGGGTGCGTCTGTGCCACCCCAGCCGACCGTATCGGGTTCGTCGTCGCCGGTTATCTCAGCGCCTCCCCAGGCGGTCCCTACCGGCTCGCTCTGAGGCTCTGAGGCTGGCGCAACCTTATGAGCGCCAGCCATTCCCATAAGAACGCCGCGAATAGCGCCAACGCCAAATTCGTTAGGCGTTCCTCCGGTAAAAAACGCTCGATCCTCAAATGTAGTCAAATCTATAGCTGTGACGTACGGTGACACTTGACGAACAAGCTTAGCTTTAAAGCGCTTGCCGCCTTGCAAACCGGGAACGTCAAAACTAGCGCCAGCTTCGGCGGTGTAGTGCGATTGCACTTTGCCGTCATTGAAATATACGCTAGGCTCTTTATCGTCGCTAAACTTCTCTACAGCTTCGATAGCTTCAAACAAGCCAGCGGGTAACGCAGCGGGGTAATTAGCAGCGCCAACGATTTGCTCAATCTCAGGCCAACGATCTGAGTAGCAATTGCAGCGAAGCCACAACCCGCCTTCAAACCAGAACGTAATGCTGCTAGGCTTTTGTAGCTCTTCGCTCCAAGTGAAGCCAAAGCCGGTTAGCGGAGCTTCAACCTTAGCCACAGCAGCAGCGAAAGTCTTACTGATGACCATGTGAGGCGGTAAATCAATACCATGCATGTATTGCATCATAGCAACGCCATTAGTGCCCGTGCATACATAGGCTTCAAGCAGCAAAGAAGCCTCAATAACACGTTCACCGGCTTCAGTAGCCAAAGTACCGCAAACCTTGAAAGCTTCCTTAATGCTATCGTTGACAACAGCAACAGGCATATCAGGGAAAATAGGCGGCATTGTGTCTTGCGGGACGGTAGGAATAAGCGCGCGGAATTTCTTACCAGAAACCGACAATGAGCCGCCAGCGGTCTTAGCGATAGTCAAACCCGCGCCGCTTCTAGCCAGGGCTAGCTTCAATCGGTCTAAATGTGGGCAAATCTCAAGGTCTTCTACAATAGGGTGGCCAGCACTCATCATTCGCCCAAGAACAACAGCCATGTTACTGCCTAGCATGACGTGACCATTGTTAGGCAAAGTTTCATCGTCTTCAGACACAAGGGAAACAAAAGCCAAAGCTTTGGTAAGCTGTTCTGCTTGAGGATTAATCTTAGGCGGTCTTCCCGCTTTACGTGGCGCACCCATAATATTAGCTCCTTTCGTTCTAGTTTCGTAATAACTGCGTTCAAAATCAGGCCAGCTATCAGGGTCTTCTTCAGTGCCGCTAAATCCGCTGAGAGAGTTAGCAATGCGCCGCAAATTAGGAAACGATTGCAAGCAATCGCGCTTACGTGAACCTAACACACAATGCAACGGCCCGCATGCATGGCAAGGGCTAAGCATCAAAAAGGTATTTCGTCTTCATAACATTCACAACCAAAGGCAATGATTTTAGCAGGAGGGCGCAAACCATTTAGTGTGCAAATCTCTTTGGCTTGTTCAAAGTGATCGCAATGAACACACGATTGACAAGCTTTTTGCAATTGCCCTGCCAGCTTACCCGCAACCTCGCCAAAAGCAACAATACGGGCCATTTGCTGTTTGTTAAATTCAGAACTCATAGCCCATTACCTCCGGCGTTGTTTTGTTAACCCAAACCTTAATCCTAAGCGGCGGTCTAAGTTCATTTACAATTTTTAGAATATCATCATTGTTCATAGGAACGTCACCGTCCCACCAACCCGGAGTGTAGTTGTAATGGTAGCGTTGCCTAAACCAATCGCGCGCCTTCTTCTTAACGAAAGGTATTTTGCTTTCTATATTCTGATATTCGTAATAGGTTCGCATTCCGCAATAGTAGGCAATCTTAAGGGTGCTGTTGCCAGCCTTTGAGGTATGCGGAACAATAACAACGCGATTAACGTCAAAATACTCAATTTGCGGTAAGTCCGAACGTAACAACTCAAGACTTGAAGCATGAGCATCAATGTTTTCTGACGTTGGGAAAATATGGCCGCAAACAATACATTGCTTAGCTGTGGCGTGGTTATAATGATTGCAGTTAGGGCAAATCCTAACCGGAGCATCGCCAGGGGGTCCGCTGCCTTTTTTCTTAGGTATCACAGGGTCATTAATCGGACCTAAGCGCCTAGTGTTACCAGCAAAGTCGAGAACAAGACAATTAGGTTTAATAAAGCCGTAAAAGTAGGCTAAACGCTCCTTGTCCCTATCGCTCAACTTAAAGTAATTAAAGGGTCTGGTGCCGCGTCCAAGCATTTGCACCCAAAGCCCGGTTGACATAGTAGGACGAAGCATAGCAATTAGATCGCAAACCGGGTTATCAACCCCTGTTGTAAGGCTGTTCATATTAACAGCACAACGAACCTTGCCGGTCTTCCAATCCTCTAGCGCTTGGGTATTCTGCGCGTCGGTTTTCTTACTATGAATTGCAACAGTCGGAACACCAAACATAGTGTTTAGCATTTCGGCTATGTGGTCTGCGTGATCCGTCCCGCTGGCAAAAATTAGCCAGCAAGCACGATCATGGCCGCTTTCAACCACTTCGCACAAAGCTTTATAGGTTGTTTCGTAATTATCTACAGCGGCTTCAAGCTGCTTTTGATTGTAATCGCCAGCGCTTTTACCAACACTAGAAACGTCAAGCTCTGTCTTTGTGCGCTTGGGGATAAGCGGACACAGATAACCTTCAGCTATAAGCCGTGTAAACCCGTCGATAGTGCAAAGGTTGTAAGCAATATCTGTAAAGATGCTACCGTTAGTCATGCTACCCAAACCTAGCCGGTAAGGGGTTGCGCTAAGACCAATAACCTTAAGATATGGGTTGAACGTACCCGGCTCAGGATCAAGCGGAGGCCCGCCATTGTGGCCAGGGCTTTGCACACCGTTCGTCAATTCGCTAATGAACTGCAAATAGCGCCCTTCTTCGCCAATCAAATGAGCTTCGTCTACAACCAACAAATCACGGCGACCGAACAATGGGAACTTGCCCACACAGCTTTGCACGCCGCCAAATATAATAGGCTGTATAAAGTCGCGGCGCTTTAGTCCTGACGAGTAAATACCAAGCGGAGCCATTGGCCACACTTCAAGCATTTTCTTAGCGTTTTGCTCAATAAGCTCTTTGACGTGCGTTGACATAAAAACGCGAGTGCCAGGAAACATATTAAGAGCGCGCCAAATGAATTTAGCGATAACCAAACTCTTACCCGTACCTGTGGGCATACAGATAAGCGGGTTTGCTTTCTTGGGCGTTCCGTCAGCATTGTTGCCGCCGTGAGTATCGAAATAGCTAATTAAAGCGTCAACGGCTTCTTGCTGATACCAACGGTCTTCAATTTGGCCATAAGCGTTAGACGGCGCTAAAGGAGAGTTAGCGACAATCGCGCTCATATTATGCGACCGTAACTAGGGCACGCTTTCGGTATAAAGTCTTTAGGAATGATACCTTTGTGAACTTGGCAATACCATTCCGCGTTCTCAACCGGAAAAGCATTTCGGCAAGAGCGGCAGTTGACGCTAGGCACTTCTTTGCGGTGGCAAATACCAGCAAAATCGCAATACTTGCAGTCAAAAAAACTCTCAGTCATTGCGATCTTAGGCGGCTGAGTTTGGCTACTAATTATGCCTTCAGCTTTCCTAAACAAGTCGTCAGCTTGCAGCCAATCGAGCGGCACAATCTCGAAATGCAATTCGTCATTGTTCTTGTTAACGGCGCAATATAAGCCATAGCGCAAGCTGTAAGCGCGCCCATAGCTACACATTTGCCTGTAATGCATAGGCTTTGATCTAATAACACCTTCTTTCTTGAGCTTGGCAAAGCTCTTCTCTGAGTGCGTCTTAAACTCAGTAAGAAAGATTATGTTAGGATCAATGTTAAAGTGCAAAGGTGGCTTAGCCATGCCGTCAAGTGAGCCACCAAAATGACCCTTTACGCCAGCAATACGAAATTGCTTGCCGGTTTCAGGGTTAAATTCTCGCACTTCCCAACCAGCTAGAGTAAGCCAGCGCACAAAACGCGCCTCTTCCTCATGGCCGCGATTAAACAAACGCAACATTCGCCCGTCAAACTTTTCAAACTTAAGCCAACGGAATACATTCCAAGCTTTAGCTTGGCAATCATCGCCAATAATCGAAGCCCCTAAATGTGTTCTAGGGTCTTCTTCAAACTCAGAAATACAACCGTTATTAATGGCGTCTTCAAGCGCAAGAATAGCTTTCTTGCGGTCAATGTTGTCGTCCAAGTTGAGAAGAGCCGAGCCGTTATAACCGACCGGCGCTAATAGATCGTTCATGTAAGGGGTTCCGGTATTTGAAAGTAGAGTGCAATTAAGCTTGGACCTTAAGACCGTCGCTTGCCTTAAATTAACTTTGCACTCTACATTGAAATACCGGAGCGAGCTTTTGACCCGCTCCGGTAATTAATTAGCCGGGAGCGCCCCAGCCGGGTTTTGCGCCACCAGCAGCACCTTGCGCCCAACCGCCGCCAGCGCCACCGCCCTGGTTCTGCGGCGGCTGCTGCTGGCCACCCCAGCCACCCGCCGCGCCGCCCTGGTTCTGCGGCGGCTGCTGTTGCTGCCCCTGGTTCGGGTCTACCTGCTGGCCACCCCAGCCGCCTTGGCCTTGGTTTGCCGGTGGCTGCTGTTGCTGGCCACCGCCCTGGTTCCAACCGCCACCTTGGCCTTGCTGCCCCTGGTTGGCTGGCGGTTGCTGCTGGCCACCTTGCGCGCCACCCCAGCCGCCGCCTTGAGCCTGGACACCACCAGCCGGGTCTTGTGGGATATTAACCGGCTGCTGTTGACCAACGTTTGCAGTAGGCCCGTTGCCAGCCTTACCCGGCTCGTTGCCGTTCAAGTCGCGAATGTTCTTGACTTCAGTATAGCCACCGTTCGGGTTAGCTTCCGAAGGTTCCTGCCCCTTCTGAAAACCAACTTCAAACAAGAATGGCTTGTTATGAAGCTCAGACGTGTCGTTAAACTGGAACGTGTTCAAGACGTGGCAGTAGGCCGAAAGTTGCTTATTAGCAATTTCAACAGTCTTGGGGTTGGTGTGGTGAAGGTTCAAGCGATCGGTCTGCTTGGTTCCCTGCAAAGGGCCTTCAATCGGCGTCAAGTCGAGCGCTAGATACCCGCCAACAATCTGCCCGTTCTTCTCGACATTCTCTTGCCGAGAGTCAACAATAACACCCTTATACTTGCCGGGAGGCAAACCGCCAGCGCCACCGTATTGAGGCTGGTGTTGCTGTGCGTTAAACGAATATGCAACCATTTCATCAAGTCCTTTTAAGGTTTGCTCAGATAAGCACTTTGTAACTACTGCTTCTAGGGCCAATCCGATAGCTTTATACCTATCGGCAATAGCCAAAATGTCCCTTAGTTGTTCGCGGTTCTCCTGGTTAAGCGTAGGCACGATTAAAAACGTCAATGCCGGAACTGTTGTAAATGGCTTGAGCAAGTTGGTTCCAGCATCCCCCAGGCGGATTATCGTTAGGGTTAGGAATGGGAATAGTACCTTGCAAGCCATAGCGATTGCCAGCAACCCAACTCGGCGTGCGATCAACAGCCAACACGCGACCTTGATTTGCAGAAATGCCTTTATTGAGCATCGCGCCCTTTTCAGCTTTCATAACAAACATAGGTTCGTGAAAAAACCCGACCATATCCGCCCACTGAGTAATAAACTCACGCTTGCCGTAAGTCTTTTGGTTCTTAGGACTATGCAATTGCAAATCCCAGGTGTGATATTCACCATGCGCAGGGTCTTGTACGAGAGCCGCGAAAACATGGCAAGTCACAATAATGTTAATGCCGCCATATCTAGCAAGTTCATCCATATAACGCGACCAAACAGCAAACTTTTCGTTGGCGACGTTATAGGCTTTGCCGTAACCTTCTAGCGCGCTTTCCATAGTTACGCCGTTAGGGTTGCCCGGTTTCCAATTCCTATCACGACGCAAAACCCAATCGTGTATAAGCCTCTCAAGAGCCGTTGCGCTATCCCACACGAGGCTAGAGCCAGCGGCAAGCAACCCGGCTTTAGCCGAGCTAATAAGCTCAAGGCAAAGCCCTTCAACGTCTTCCCAAGTGCTAAGCATGTTGGGCAATCGCGGAGTGCGAATAGTCGCGTAGCCTTCCTCAAGCGGGATAAGAAGCGAGTTAGGAGCATCGCACGCCAGCGTTGTCTTGCCGACCTTTTCAGCGCCAGCAATAACAATGCGCTGGCCATTCATTGAAACGCCGGAAACAACGCCAGAAAGATAGCTCATAATCTAATTGCCTTTTAATGCGTAAATGTCGAGCGGTGTGGAACGGTTAAACCAATCTCCGATTGCATCTAAGTCAACCGACATATTGTTTAAACTTGTGTCCATCCCAGCGATTTTAGCCGCAAGAGTCATAAACGGCTCAAGCTCTGCCACGGCAAGCGGCAAATTGTCAAGCGTGTCGTTTATTACGTTAAGATTGTTTGTAATGAAAGCCAAGCTTTCATTAGTGTCAGCTTGAATAGCGAGCTTCAAAATAGCTAACCGTTGTTCGTTAGTTAACTGGCGGTAGTCAACACCACCGCCAGTAATCAAGTCTGTAACTTGCTGCAAATCAGCAAGATCAGGCAAACGGATTGCCATTAGTTTTGCTCTTTAGGCTCTTCCCAGGTGAGTTGAGGTGAACCGGGCTTAATCGTCAAATGTTCGTCAATCGCCAGCTTTACAGCTTTTTGAATTTCATCGTTCATGTTGAGTTTTTCGTAAGCCGAGCCGCTAACTTCAGGCTTCCAGCTAACGACATTCTCGAAAGCTATTCTGTGGGCTTCACCCATTTCAGCAACTTTGGCTTCAAGCTCTTCAATCTGTTCGCGAACCGGCACTTTAGCGCCGCTACTAGGATCAATCTTATCTTTGTCGCCAAGCGTGTAGCTAAGATTATAGATAAGCTTGACACTATAACCACCACCAACGTCATAGCGTTGGGTTCCCTTCTTAGGCGTCGGGAATAGTGTTGAGCTAACTTTGCTTCGCCAATCGCTTTCATGCTGCTTAGAATTGCCAAGAGTTTCTTTAGCATCTAGCCAACGTTGAATTTCAGCATTGCGGCGAAGCCGGAATGCTTCAGGTTCTTCAGTCTCTGGCTGGCCAGGGTACTTGACTTCAAACTTAGGCAAGTCGGCGGGAACTTCAGCAACAGGCGGGATAGCTCCCCAGCCTTCAGCGCCAGCAGGGGTTATAGTAGCCGCTGGATCAGCGCCCCAATGTTGAGGCGTCAAATCGTCATTGCTCATAGTAATCAATCCTTTGCCCGGTTCGGTGTCAGTCAGGGCAATCACCGAAGCGAACCACAACCCTGACTGACGCGCCCTTGAACCATGCCGCCGTGCGCCGGTCAAGATATTATTTTAGCTTGACCTGAGCGAAGCCGAACGGCACCTAGCACGGCGATGCGCCCCAGGGCGGCACCCTTCAACCGGGCTATCTCAATGACTTCTCGACTTCACAGCATAGTGTTTGATTTGGTGGAACAAACTGTCCCTAGTCAATGGGAAGAGTTTGCTAAGCATCCCCAACTAACAAAAAGCTGGATTAAGGCTTTTGCGCAAGATCGCATTCCTAACCCATCGGCTTCCAAACTTGAAGCTTTACACGAAGCTATCACTGGCAAGCCTGTAGAGTATAAAATATAATGCTCGCTAATCTACCTGACGAGTTGAAAGCTTACCCACATTGGATAGTTTGGCGCTTAGAGACACGGGGCGACGGTAAGCCTACTAAGGTGCCTTACCAGCCGTGGCCCGGTGGCAAGAAAGCTGCGAGTAACCGGCCTGAAGAATGGGGAACGTTTGAGCAAGCTTGCTCCGCTCCTATCTCAATTCCTAATGGCGTTGCTGTTGATCCTGACACGCCTGTTAGCGAAACCGGCTTCAGTGGCGTCGGTTTTATGTTCTCGCATCATAGCCCTTATAGCGGCATTGATCTTGACGACACGCATGGCGATACGGATGCTTACAACCGCCAGCTAACTATTTTCAGAGAGTTTAACAGTTACTCAGAGTTAAGCCCTAGCGGCGCTGGCTTGCATATTCTTGTAAAAGGTAAAGTGCCTCATGGTAGGCGTAGGGCTTTTGTCGAGCTTTACCCGCATGAGCGCTTCTTTACCATGACTGGCAATGTCGTTAACGCGGCACCAATTGCGGAACGGCAAGAGCTTTTGCAATTGCTATTCGATCAAATGGGCGGACCTGCTGTTAACTACACAGTTAGCAACAAGCCTCAAACCGAGTCTGACGAAGAAGTTATAGCTCGCGCTCTTAACGCTGGTAATGGCGATAAGTTTGGCAAGCTCCTGGCTGGTAATTGGCAAAACGATTACCCTAGTCAGTCTGAGGCAGATATTGCCTTTGTTGACATTATTGCTTTCTATACGCAAAATGTTGAACAAATTAGGCGCATGTTTAGGCAGTCGCCTTTAGGGCAAACTCCTAAAGACAATTACGAACATCGCGGCGACCGCGCTGCTTATGTTGAATACATGGTGAAAAAGTCATTTGACAGGCAATTGCCCGATCTTGACCTAGACGCTTTTGCTATTTTGCGGGAACAATTCAACGCACAGGTTGAAGCTCAACTTGCTGTTAAGGCAGGGGTAGCGGCACAGCCCACCACTACCCCCACCATGGCCGCTAGTGAACCGGGCGGAACGCTAGTTAGCCAACCTGCCGGGAACACCGCACAGCAAGCACCGCCACCCTTGCAGGACGCAACAAACAACGTCAACCACTTTCCGCCAGGGCTTCTAGGCGGCATGGCTCAATTTATCCTAGATGCCGCGCCTCGCCCTGTTCCCGAAATCGCGCTGGCTGGCGCTATTGCTATGCTGAGTGGAATTACAGGTAGAGCTTACAACACTTATACCGGCGCTGGCTGCAACCAATACATTTTGCTGCTCGCGCCTACTGGTACTGGCAAAGACGCGATTATTGACGGCACCACAAAGCTATTTAACGCTATTCAAACTCAGGTGCCTAGCGCCTCAGAGTTTCGCGGGCCGGGTGAATTGGTTTCGTCCGCTGGCTTAATCAAGTGGATCGAGAAGAAGCCTTGCACCTTTTCAATTCTTGGCGAAATTGGCTTGCTGATGCAGCAAATGGCTAGCCCTACGGCTAATAGCCACCTGAAAGGTTTGCAGCGTACTCTAACGCAATTTTATAGCCGCTCCGGCAAGGGCAAGACTTTTGATCCTAGTGCTTACTCCGATAGCATGAAAAACACCGGGCACATTCTAAACCCGGCTCTTACGATCATTGGCGAATCCGTCCCTGGTGAGTTTTACAGCGCGCTAGATGAAAGCCTGATTGCTAACGGCTTGCTGCCTCGCTTTGCTATGTTTGAGTATGAGGGCGACCGCCCTTATCGTCAGGAAGGCAAGGAAACTGTGCAGCCGCCAATCTGGCTGGTTCAAGCGTTGTGCGATCTAGCTGGCCAGTGTCTAAGCTTGGCTAATGCTGGTAATGTTTACACCGTGCCTGCTACTGCCGATGCTCAGCAAACATTCCGCGATTATGATGCTTGGACAACTAACCAAATCAACCAAGCGGGTAACGCTGAAGTTGTGCGGCATTTGTGGAACCGTGCTGAGCTTAAATCAATGAAGCTGGCTACCATTTACGCCATTAGCGTCAACCCGTTCAATCCGGTTGTAGACGTTGAAGCTGTAATGTGGGCAACCAATTTGATTACGGCTCAAAGTGAGAAGCTGATTACCAAGTTTGAAAATGACGAGGTTGGCGATCTTACTAACTCTGAGTCTAAGCAAACTCACGATTTGATTAAGTGCGTGGCTACTTTTCTATCTAGCCCACATGACAAATATGAGAAGTATGGCGGCACGTTCGATATGCATAAAGATGGCGTGATTTTGCAATCACACATTCAACGCCGACTTGTTAGCATGGCTAGCTTCCGTGCTGATAGGATTGGCGCAACCAATGCTATTAAGCGTACTGTGCAAAACCTTTTGGAAGGTGACGAGATTAGGGAAATGCCTTCCGCTCAAATGTTAGCCAAGTATGGTATGAAAGCTAAGGCTTATGTGGTTAGTGATCCGTCTCGCTTCCTGAAATCCATCGAGATTAAACCCAAGCGAAAATAGGGGCTAATTTCTCGTATAATGGCGTATGACCAGGGGTATAATAGCTAAGTGATTGAAAACACAGGGATATAATGCGTATAATGCGTATAATGATATTATTCCCTATAATTAATTATCTTGTTATTTTATTTCACGACCTTAATTTTTTCTTACCTACTACATTCTAATATTATATTTATTATATATTATATTTTATTATTGAAACCCAAGGAAATCAGCCATTTCTGACGTATAATGACCCTCTATATCTGCAATATACGCCGACTAGCAAAGCCAGCAAAAAGTTGAAATAGCCAGTTGACAAGCCAGCATAGTCAGCTTAGGTGTAGCTCAACAAAGCGGAGTTAGACAGATGGTTGACCCTTTCCAGCAAGGCATTGAAGCAAACAAAGCTAACATTGCTTATGATGGTTTCCCTGAAGAATATCTTGAACGGACAACCAAGCTAGGTACGCGGGTTGCCAATGATCTTGGCCAGGAATGGCAAAAGGGTTGGAACAGTGTTGTTCGCGTAGCTTCTAAAGTAGAAGTAGAATCTGCAAACCGCCTAACCGACTTAGGGCAGTTCCGAAGCCGCCATCGCCGCCAACGCTAACAGTTAATGTGGGCATATAACAAGGAACCGGGCAAATGACATTCAAGACTACTAGCCGTAACGGCGTGAATGTAACTTTCGCTAATGGTTATTTATTTTCTACTCAGTGGAATAGCGGTAATTATTGCAGCAATAGAAACCTTGGGGCTTCTTATAGCAATAATCCAAAACCTCGCGAATGTGCTACCGCTGAAGTAGCTGCTTGGGATACTGTAACAGGCGATTATGTTAAGCTTGGCGACAATGACGATTTTGCAGGCTGGCAAACACCGGAGCAAGTTCTAGCTCTTATGGTCAAGGTAGCCGCTTTGCCGCCTACTGTAACTGAAGTGCTAGCTTTGCCAGCACCGGAAGCTTAAGCCATGAACCGTATGCGAGCCGAGAAAGAAGCAGCTAGCCGCAACAGTGACAAAGCTATGACTAAGGGCGGCTTTAGCTATACGGCTGAAAACCGCGATAGATATGGTTGGGCGGTTGTCACTTGGCAGAATGGCCAACCAATTCAGCGGGAGTATTGAGCAATGAGCCAAGACAAGAAAGAGTGTTACAATTGCAAGCATTCTGGTTGCGATCCTGACGGGCCTTATTGCGGTCATCCTGAAGCATTCGCCTTATCTTGTTTTGGCAAAAGCTTCAACGCTATGGGTAAGCTTGCTTTATGTACTAGCCAAGATCGCCAATTATGGGAAAGCAAAAATGACTATGGAAGACGCCAGACGTAGAGCCAATGAGCTAAATGCTTTGGCTGATGCTAATGGCGAGTTGCTTAACGCTAACCAAGCTGTTACATACACAGCCGATTACTTTAGCGACGGCACTTGGTATGTAAGAGCCACAAAAGGCTTTAGAGGCCGGTCTTGGGTAGCTGAGAAGTGAGCGTGACAGCGCCGCTCACCCGCGCCCGCCAGATAGGGAGTAAAGTCAATGGCTAATTGCCGTAGCGTTCGTGATGGTGACGAGTGGTATTGCCCGGTTGCGGGTTGTGGCTTGCGTTGGGAGGTAGGCGAGGAAAGGCCAGCTTGCATGTGGCAAGAGCCAGCTAAGAAGCGGAGAAAGAAACCATGTTAAATATTTATGCTATTATGTGGCTTATGGGAGCTTTCTTAGCAGGCTACCTAAATAAGCCTGAAGCGGTTTGGCATTTCATCTTGATAGGCGTTATGTTTGGTCTAACCAACGAAATTGTAAAAGCCATAAAAGCCATAAAATAGTTATTGACTAACTCCGATAGCCAGCTTATATAGGTGGCACAGCAACCGGAGTTAGTTAGATGAATGTTTGGAACCTTCAACAGACCGACGAAACCATTGCAGAGCGTTATCGTAATCAACCCGTAATGACTCCAGAGCGCCAAGCGCGCCTTGAGGCTGATACTCAGGATTATTATCGGGAACGTCGCCTTAAAGCTATCCGTCGCTATCTCAAGGAAAGGGCGGCAAGGTGAGATTGGTCAAATGGGCTGGCAAATGGCACGCAACTGGAAGCCAGCCTAAGACCACCCATTGCGGTAAATCATATAAGCACAAAGACTGCGAGTTTAGAGAAGCAAGGTTAAAAGCCGATATTTTCTTTAGCGATTTGTGTTACAAATGTTTTGATTAAGCCAAAATAATAGTTGACATAGCCAGCGGCTTTAGCATAAGACTGGCTTACAGCAACGGAGTTAGTTAGATGGCTAAAGCGAAACTTAAAAAGTGGAAGGTCAAGACCAACACAACACGCGGCACATTTGTTGCTAAAGGTTATGATTACGCTGATGTTGTTCGCAGGCTTGACCGCGTTGCAATTTTGCCGGGTAATTGCCTTAGCATTGTTTTGCAAGATTAACAGTTGACATAGTAGGCAGCGCCAGCGTAAGACCTACTTAGCAACAAGGATAGCAGGCAATGTCAGTAGAAGCGATTAGGGCTGAGCGCGAAGCAAACGAAGCTAAAGCCGCCGAGCGCGCCGCTAGTTTGCTACCCGGTTTAGACCTTTATGCTGATGGCAATTGCGTTAAGAGCCGTAGCCCTGAAGGTGTTCGCACTGTTTTGGTTTGCGAAAGCCATTGGAACGCTTGCCTTGTTTTGTTGGCCTATGGAAAGGCAAAGTGATGGCCTGTGATTATAAAGCATCTAGCTGGAAGCGTGATGCAAACTCTTTTCAGCGCTACCAAGATATGTTTGCCAGCTTTACAACCGAAGTCGCCAAACTTAGTCTTATTGCCAGAATGACGGAAATTCAAAAGCGCTGGCCTCAATATATCAAGATTGAGGAAATTCCAACAATTTAAGTATCGTTAGTTAACAAGTGGAGTAGATAATATGATCGAAGTTGAAACCGGCATTAAGCTCACTGGCGTTGGCACTAAGACTCGAGCCCGTCACCACGCAAACAATAAGGGCCGCTTTGTTCGTGCCGGAACTAGCCTTGCACCTAGCAGCCCTGGTAAGGTCAAGGAAGGCAAGCGCAACTATAAGCCGGAACAGCACGAAGTTGCAGATAGCCGCCCTTACATGCTATTTGCGCGCAATCTTAAGGATACTGCCGCTTATCGCGAGTTGCGCAGTTTGAAGGGTTGAATAATGGCGAGCCGGGTTAAGCGTAACTATTTTAGAGTTATAGATAACAGCAAACCCGGCTCGCCGCCTTACATAGTGAGGCAATCCTACAACAAAGCTTTTTGCGCTCAACATGAGCTATTTAAGTTTGTGGTTTGGGCGTCTGTCAAAAACGGGGCTATCTTAGGTAAGGGTTCTAGTGCTATAGCCGCCTGGAAAGACGCGCTAAGCAATATCTAGCATAGGGAAACCGGGCATGTTTGTTGACGATGAATATTTTACCGCTGGCTATGTCGCGGGTATCAAGCAGCTTGGGCAGTCAACTTGTCCGCTGCTTTTTGATGCTAAGCCGCGTAAGGCTTGGATGCTTGGCTATGAGTTTGGTTCGCTTTTCCATGAGCCTGAAGTTGCTGACGATAAGTTGACGCGGGTTGAAAAGTCATCTTACCAACAAGGCTATGATGCCTTCAAGAAGGGTCTTGCTCGCGAGGATTGCCCTTATAGCGGCGATCAATATGGCAATCAGGCCGATCAGCTTAATTTTGTATATAAGCTCGAATGGGTGCGCGGCTGGCGGCAAGCTGAGCAGGACTGCTACAGGGACAAGCTCGCTGACGAACCTGCTTCCGATTTGCCGCCACCGGCTGAAATAATCCAACACGTTCTTAAGATCGAGTTTGATACTAAACCGCTCCAAGAGATAGTTGATAAAATGATTGAGCGGCTAAAGTCAGTTCAAGGCTTGCCCGATAAGTTCCCGGTGTAATGTGGGCTATAGCCAAGAACTAGAAGAACGTTTTGAAGGTGGCACCGCACGCGAGTTATTAGACTTTGTGTGCGGTGATCGCTTAGGCCACGGCATGACTCGCGAGGTTTACAGCTATAAGCCTGACGAACGATTTGTGCTAAAAGTCGAGTTGCTAGAGGGTCACTTTCAAAACGTGGCTGAGTGGCAGCTATGGGAACGCATAGAGGCTACTAAATTTGCTAAGTGGTTTGCGCCTTGCGAGAGCATTAGCTCTTGCGGGCGCTTTTTGCTTATGCGTTATGCTGAGCCAATTGCAGCAATTGCTTTGCCTGCTGAAGTGCCTGCTTTCTTCACCGAT